TTATCTAATACGAATCTCTTCGCCGTTTATTTTAATGGTGGCAAGGTGTTGGTGTGGCGGGTTGGTAAGTTTTGGCATATTGATAAACACAATATTTGTTTTGCCAAACTGCCACTCCTGCACATGGCTGTTTGCGTTCTGCCCTACTAATTTTAAAAGACTTGTTAAGCTGGTTTTTGCGGCTTCCTCTTTGTTTGGGAAATGATTAACGGCTTCTGCAATTACCCGGCGAAGGGTGTTGAGCGGGTCGGGGTAAAATGCTGTTTCTTGAACGATTGCCCGCTTTTCGCCGTTGGCTGCGTTACCTGTTTTACCGGCTCCTATACGGAACGGCACAATTATTTGCTTTACTGTTTGCATGGTTGTTATTTTATTTGGTTAACCTTTCTTTTTGTTCTTCAATTATGCGGCGAACACAACCGCCTAAACCTTGAACGGACTTAATGCCACGTTCTGTTCTTATTCTGCCTGCTTTATCAAATTTCAGGTTGAGTAGCTGGGCTATTTCATAGCCTATTGCCACATTTAGTTCAATTTCTTTTCTTTCTTGCGTTGTTACTTCTGTTTGCATTTTGTTTGCGTTTATTGGTTGAATAGTATTGAATCCCTTGTGTTGTTCAGGCGTATTGTCTCAAACGTGCTGCGCTCAATAGACTGAACAAATAAGGCTGTTTTTGGGTTGCTGGTGCAGTATGTTTCCTGCACCGTTTTTATAAACTCTGCCTTTGTTTTTGCTTCGGGTGTAACCAAGTGGGCAAAGTTGCGTATCTGGTCAATGAATAGGGGGTTTAAGTTTGTGGGGTTCATGTTAAATAGTTTTCAGTTGATAATTTAACGCCTGCACGTTCTGAAGTGTCGTATCGTACTGGTTAGCCCAAAAAATCGCCGTTTCATTGTCGCCTGACTGGTCGGCCTGTGTTATGAACTGGCGGCATGTTTTTAAATAGTTTTTAGCCGTGTTCAGGTCACGATTGAGGGCTGTAATTAGTTTAGTCCGCAAAGTGTCGGGGGTGTGGGTTGTGTGTTGCATTGTGAATTGTTTAATTGTTAGTATTTATATTTCAAAAAGAACTGTTGGTTTGTATTGGTGCGCTGGGTTGCTTTTCTTTTGGTATGCTCTGCCTGTCTGCCTTTCCTGGTAGGCTGTTTGTTCTTTTGCTTCATACAGTGGATAACCTTTTAACTCTGCCACTTTTTTATTGAACATAGCCCAAACATCATCACTCATAAATTCAAAGTGCATATTTCCGTTTTTGTACCCCTTGTATTTGAAAAATTCGCTTTCGTACCAATCGCCGTAAATATTGCGCCTTATGCTTCCATTTAATGTTTGGATGGTATCATAATTTTTTCCCGTTATGTAACACAATGCCTTTTCAAAGTCTGGCACAATACCATCATAACTGCTTCTGAGGTTGCTATAATCTTGTGAAGTGTAGCCATATTCTTTGGCGGGTCTTATCATGTTTGGAAGTATAAATTTTTTACCTACCAAAAAATGACTGTTTGTTTTCCATCCTTTTACGTTGTGCCGGTTGTCGTGGTGGTGCTCTGTAACCCTGTCGAAAACTTCCAAAATTGCTTTATTCATGCGCTGCCCTGCCGTTTGTACAACTATATCCAGCATCACATAAATATTTCTCATTGTGAAGGGAATGTTTGTTTGCTGTTCTACAAACTTGTTTATGTCCTCCTTTACTCCTCTGGTGGTGTATTTTGTTAAGTTCATTTTATTAAAAATGAATGCCCAGCCTGCTTTTTGAAGGTCTTTTTTAAACTCGTTCCTCAGCTTTGCCGCTCCGTTCTCTGTGCAGGTAAATGTTAAGGATTCGCCGTAAAATCCACTTAGTAAACTGTTCATTTTTTTACCTGTGTTCAGGTGTTCATCATACAGTTTCACGGCTGCAACGTATCTGTTTACTAAGTCTCTTACTACGTTGTAACTCATGAGGCCGGGCGTGTTTCCGCTTTCTTCTGGTTCATCATCCATAAAAAAGCCTTCAAACTCTTGCGAATAGTTTTCGCCTGGTTTGTTTATGGTTATCATTGCAACGTTTACGCCTGTTTGTCTTTCGGCGTTATTAAAACAATTTTCGAGGTTTACAATATTCCCGTGTTGCTGAATAATAGAAAATAATTCCTTGCGGCTTTGTGAATAGGTATTTTTAACTGTTTCAGCATTTAATAAAGAAACTATTTTGCAACCTGCGGGGGCTATGTTGTAAGCATGAAGTAAATGTTCTGCGCCTCTGCTAAATGGCGGGTTCATTATTATGCTGTTAACGTGGCTTATCTGTTCGCTGGTAACGGTCAAAAAATCGTCTGCAATATGTTTACATTTGCTTTTTATTATCAGCTTTAGCCGTGAATCATTTTCGCAGGCTATAACATTTGCGCCGTGTTCCTGTAAATAGTCAACTATTGCACCACTTCCGGCGGATGGTTCCAATATTGTTTTACCTTCTAACTCTATGCCTGCGGTCATCTGTTCAATGACTTGCAAGGGGGTTGGGAAAAAATCAGCGTTAAACATTTTTTTGTGGTTTTTGGTTAATTTAAAAGCATTTGCATAGCGGTGTTTTGCTCTGGCTCTGTTTCTCCTATCAATTCGCTGATGTAGTCGGTAATGTGTTGAATGGAGGGGTTAAAATCGCCGTTGTTCACTCTGTCGGTTATGTCAACACGGCAAATTTCTGTTTCATGGCCCTGTAGTTTTATTTCACATTTTACCTTTGTATATCCTCCGTTCTGTCCTCTCTCGTTTGTTTGCCATAAGATGAAAAAAGCTTTTTGAACGTCCTGCCATGTATAAAATGTTGTTTCGTTAAAAATTGCGCCTTCAATCATCCTGCCTTCGTGCCACAATATTTTTAAACTTTCCAGGTTTAAGGTATTATTTTCAGGAACGGGTAAAATATCGGATTCATTAACGGGGGCCGCTTTCGGGCTTTCTTGCTCCTGCTCAACGGCTGGCGTTTCGGGTGCCTGTTCTTCTGTTTGCTTGTTGGCTATAAAATAGGATTTTACTGCTTCCAGTCTTTTTTTGCTGAAAATTATACCCCTGCCACACTTTAAAAATTTATTGTAGCTGCCGCCTAACTCGATCAGGTTGTCGTAATGCGCTGAAAATTCACCGATAACGGCAAATGATTTTTCTGAATAATCAACTATTTGAATTTTACCGGCGGGGGCTGCTGTTGGTTGCTCTGTAGTTGGCTGTTCCTCTTGTGGTGTTTCAAAAGTTATTTTAAAAAAATCACGGCTATTGTTATCGTCGTTTATTGCTACAGTTAGCCCTGTGTAATTGTGTGGCACGTTGGTATTGTATAAAAGCTGGCGGGCTTCTGCTTCCGGGCTGCGCCTGTAGTCGTTTAGTTCATCGTCTTTGTACTTTTTCAAATGGATTAACTGCGCTTTTACTTCATTTTCTAACTCGTCAGAAATGCGGCGGTGCTCCTGTACGTATTTTGCTTGGGGGATGTCGTCCCGGTGGTTGCTGTTTTCGTATATGTCATTCATGCCGTCAAAATGGCCGTACTGGTATTTTGATGTAATAGCCTCCACTTGCTTTGTCGTTGGTCCGTCTGTCCAGGATATATCAACACTATTGCCCCCTGCGAAGCTGTCGGATGTAACTGAAAATTTGATGCAGGGGAAATATTTTTTTAACTCCTGTTTGATTGCGGCGCTGGCTGCGGCGTGGCTGCTTTTGTAGCCTTTATTCTTTTCTTTCTGTTCTGCTTTCCTTGTTTCCCGTCTGTCTGCCGTTTCTTTTAATGCTTCAATTTTAGCGGCCAATTGTTCCGGGGTCTTGTATCTAAAAAAATCCGTGTGGTTTGCTGCTGTTCCCCAAAAAGTTTTTAAAAGCAAGTCGGCGGGGTGGCTAAATACTATTAAATTTTTATACTCTGTTTTTTGGTAGCCTTGTTTTATTAGGCTGTCAAACTGAATTTGTCGGCCTTGCTCTCTGTCGGATTTTGTTAAAAGTCTCATTGTGTTTAATTTAATTGTTAGGGGAAGGGGTTATCTGAATAATGCTACTATCTTATCAGTAGTAGTTGGCTCGTTTGGGTCGTTTGCATCCACGTTAAACCCGTGCGCCTGCATAGCCGTTTCGATAGCCTGGTCGCTGCCTTCGGATTGCTGTGCAGCCTTAATAGCGTGTAAATAATTAAGCTGTGCGGCCGTAATTCCTGCCATCAGCATAAAAGCACCAATAAATAAACAGGTAACTATCTTTTTCATCTTCTTATCCCTGACTTATTAACCGTTTCGGCTCGGCTTTAGTAATGTTAAAACGTAATTGCACAACAATATTAGTGTAATATATCACACTTTACAACAAATAACAGGATGAACGGCAAAATAAAATGATGAACGGTAAATATTACTTCTTCATCCTTTTTTTTGCCAATTTAACCAGGTAAGCGGCTGCATCTTCAAGCTCCTTCAACCGATTAACTCCCGCTATTGTGATCTGATAAACGTACTGCGGACGGCTCTTGCCGGTCTCAATACGATCAAGGTAACCCAACTCAATTAGTTTCTCAGTCCTTGCCTTCAATTGCTTGTGAGTAGCTGAGTATAACACATTAGTAAACCGTGCAGGCACATAGTACAGGGGTCGGGGTTGGTCTTTGGTAACCAGGTAAAAGCAATACAGCAAGTCAATATACTGCCTACTGAATCTGTCATGCCTCAATCTGTTGGCACGTTTCAAAGCAGCAGTTAAGATCATCATATTAAGAATATTTATATCTTTCATGTATGCCGTGCCTTTGTTTGTGTTGTGTTTTGCTAAGGTACATTATGTGTTTACTTCATTCATCCATCCACACAACTATTTTTTTGAAATGGTTGCATCGGTAACGGTTTCGATTACAACTATCAGTCATTTTTCCCTTTGTTTTACCCCGTGAAACGTTTAATATATCATACTTTTCAATTTGCTTTTCATAACTGATTGATAATTAGCTTTTTGCAAATTAGCTTTGCGTCGTATAACTTCAATTATGTTAAATAGAATGCGATTTTGAAACAGTTTGGAAGCGACCCCACCCGGTTTGAAATTTCCTGTTTCCCTGCGCTGTTATGCCCCTAGTTCATAACTATACACCCCAACTGTCCACTCACATTGGTGATTTTTGGGGAAATGAGATGGTACAAAATGTGTTGATTAGGGGAGTGATTTTTTGATCTGCTGCTGCGACATTGAAAATTGACTATGCCTCTGTGAGTTATTTTAAGGCTCATGGCTGGGTTTTGTTAAGAAATGAGGGGTTGATAAGGGATTGGGGTGAGATAGCGGGAATTTGGGGTATTTCTGTTAATTGTAGAGGGATTATGGTAATACGGGTGTAGTCTGGTTGGGGTATGTGTTTTTTATTTATTAATCTGCCTTTCCTCTCCTCTGCTGCTGTTTGAGGATGGGGATAGGGGTATGCTATGTTGGTAGGGATGCTAAGGGTTCAAAATGTATAATCCGGGCAGTTTGAGTAAAATAGGGCAGGTTTCTGGCGAGTGTAATATATTACACACCCACCGACTGTATAGATTAGATAAAGAAGTTGTAAATCCTTACTGGTATTGGGTTTGCGGGGAGAAAATGTAACCTATTATTACAAAAGTCGAAACAATAGGTTACAAAACTCGAAATGAGGGGTTACGTTTGTGTAATATATTACACTTTTGGGGGTTTCTGGCAGGTATAATATATTACACATTGTTGTAGTTATGGGTTACGTTTTGTAAGTTTGTTTTTTGGTACAAAATGTAGCTTGATAAATACAAAACTCATGAAAGTAAAAGATTTGAAAAAAATGTTAGAGGATGCCGATGATGAGGCATTGGTACTCATCCCTTCCAAAAATGAGTTTGACGGAGTGTTTTACAGCCCATGTACAGAGGATTCGGGTATTGCAGAAATGGGATTGTACCCTGACCAAGAAGATGAGGCAGAGGCTAACCTACTTGATAAGAAAACAACGGAAGTTTCATTTGTTCTTGTGCCATGTGGTTTTTTTGAAGAAAAGGATCACATGTATGAGATGAATTAATATAAACTACAAACACAAAACACATGACAAACGGAGATGATTTAGTAACACCTTACGCATGGAAGCAAGGTGCAGATGGTAAGACACCTGTAATCAATGACAATACCAATGCTCTTACCAAGCGTGAATACTTTGCTGCTATAACCCCAATAACCATTGATGATATTCCTTTGCCTATTGCAAAATTAATCATGGGTAACAAACCGCCAGATGAAACTATGGAGAACGTGTTGTGGTGGGCTGATGCAGAGGCAAGGTACAAGGTTATTAAGGCAGACGCATTAATCAAAGCATTAAACGAACAACCATGACGCATAAAGAAAAAGTAAGTAAGATCATTGAACACGTTGAGGGCAAGTTGCCCGTGTTCTTCAATCAGGGCAATTATCCAATGGTTAAGATTGGGAAGGCGGCAATGGAAGTGATAGGCATTGAGAAGCATGGCACCATGTACAGGGCGCTGATGGAAGGGCGGATGAGTATTCCGCTGGTAGCAAGTGAGGCGGTATGCGATGCAATTAATTCACAGTTAAAACTTTGGTAACAATGATACACATTACAAAAGCAAAAGGCGGTTTTATGGTGGTAATGCTTGCCTCAAACAAAAAAGTCCTTTCCACCAGCGAAATATTTACAACAAAAGCCTCTGCGCATAAAAACGTTGCAGCACAAGTGGCGGTTATGGGTGATTTTGATACCGTGATCGGCTACCGGGATGATACCACAAAAATTCCTCAGTATTGGCTGGTTGGAACTTTTCAGAAAAGAAAGCGGATAAAAACAGAAGAACCCTTCCCCGTGTACAAACCACAACGTAAAAAAACAAAATAAACAATATGCTGAAAGCTCAAATTATCGGCCACCTTGGTCAAGATGCAACTGTAAATAATGTAAATGGTAAACAGGTAATTAATTTTTCTGTGGCTCACTCCGAAACGTGGAAAGACACTACGGGCGAAAAGAAAAGTAAGACGGTATGGGTGAGTTGTTCTTATTGGACGGATAAAACCGGGTTGGTGCCTTACCTCACCAAAGGGACGCAGGTGTATGTGGAAGGAATGCCGGAAGCAAGGACGTATGCGAAGAATGATGGTACTACGGTGGCCCAACTGCAGTTGCGTGTTGGTACGGTGCAGTTACTTTCATCCGGAAATAATAATGCTGCAGGCAATGACGACTCAGATAATACCCCCGAAAGGCAATACGAGCCCGTAACGCAGCAGCAGATGGGATCAGGTTATGTACAGAGGGACGGGTATTAGTGGTGAGATTGTAGATGATTTGCCGTTTTAATGACTGCCTTACGAATCAGTATTGGCGAAGGCAGGGCAATAGCGAACCGTCAGCCGAAATAACAAACTAAAGTAAAATTATTATTCAAAATGTTGAGATTAAGAACGTCCAGCCAAACTATTGCCAATGCAATGTTAGCTGCCGTTTTTTGTCAAGACGCAAACCGCAAAATAAAATGGCAAAACCAATTTGCGTTATCAAAGTAGATAACAAACTCGGAACATTTACCCCTATTTATCAAATCCAAAGTTTACTGGATGATAGACTTAATGATTACCATGTTTTAGTTGTCCCATTCGAGCAGCCTGCTGACGAATATCACGAACCAATGCAAGTGCAGGTTTTTCACGAAAAAGACTTTACGGAAATTCAATACGCTGAACTTAAAAAGATTATATCTGATGCAGTAGAGACTGTCGCACCGAATGGCAGCTAACGTGCCGGGGCTTTGCGGTCGTTGCCGAATTAGAATTACTAAACTTAAAAATAAAACTACAGATGAAAAAAGAAACAGGCGTTGAGCCTTTAACCGAAAGCGGCAATGCCGCACAAGCCAGTGTTGGGCGCAGTGCCCAGCCGTTGACGCCTCAAACGGCTAACACCACAAACAAACTTTGCAAGCTGACTAGGGATAATATGTCGAATGGTGGATTTTGGATACTTGCACAGGAGAAAACTATTGTCATTTCCCGGCATCAAGACGGAAGCTCGTTGGAGGCATCAATAGAAATTCCGAAGTCGGTTTTTGATGCTTTCGTTGAGTTTTATACTAAAGGTTGATGGGCATTGCGCCCAACGTTTGACGTATTGGCGATGTGCCTGAATTGAAAAACAAAAGTTTAATAAAGTAATGCAGTTGAATAGCGATAAACAGTTTGCGGTAGCACCACAACAGGCATTTTGCCAATACGGTGTTAAGTGCAGTGCCGTAGATGGTTTATTCTATCGCTCAATAGAATTGCTGAAGAAAAGTTTTAAACAGCGGGGCGGCTGAAGTCACAGCCTCTTTGATACCTATGAGTTATGAACTGAAACATGGAGACTGCTTGGAATTGATGAAGGATATTCCTACTGGCAGTATTGATATGATACTTTGTGATTTACCTTATGGCACGACTTCAAATAAGTGGGATGCTGTGATACCGTTTGAACCGCTTTGGGGGCAATACAAGCGGATAATAAAACCGAATGGCGTAATTGCATTAACGGCTTCACAACCGTTTTCTTCTGCCCTTGTAATGAGCAATCCGAAGATGTTCAAGCATGAATGGATTTGGATAAAGAACAGAGGCGGCAACTTCGCTAACACCGTTAGAGAGCCTTTTAAGGAGCATGAGCAGGTTTTGATATTTAGCAATGGTAAATGGACGTATAACCGCCAAATGCAGGAAAGAACAGGCGCAGGAGCAGACAGGGTGAAGTATGACCTGAACTGGCGAAGCCAATCGGAAAACTACCGTGAATTTGAAGGTAGAGAAGGGCAAAGAGTTGGAGAATTAAGAGTGCCTTCTTCGTGGCAGAAGTTCAATGTTGATGTAAGTAAACTGCACCCGACTATTAAACCTGTACCACTTTTTGAATACCTTATAAAGACGTACACAAATGAAGGTGAAACGGTGTTGGATAACTGCATGGGAAGCGGCACAACGGGAGTTGCTTGCCTGAATTTGAAGCGGAATTTTATCGGGATAGAGAAGGAAGAAAAGTATTATGAGATAGCACAGAAACGACTTTCCGAATTGCTGACGAAGGAAGCAAAGGGAAGCGTGGGCGGCTGTTTAAAACTTTTCGATGATGAAGCTGCATAGAGTTCCGAAAGTGGCATTGCACTTAACGGGTTCGGGCTTGGCGAAGTGGCTGAACCCGAAGCTAAATAGAATTACTAAACTTTAAAATTAAAAACAAATGTCAAATAGAATTACTGAACAGCCATTTTGCCAAACCCGTGTTAGCGGTAGTTTTATTGTAGAGAAAGGCAATATATCTTTCTGCGATGGACACGGAACAAGGTATTGGCGTTTTATGGCAAAAGGATTAAAGCGTAAGGTTGAACACTTTATAGAAACTTTTGACAATGATTTAAAGCATAATGACAAATACCATTGTTACATTGATTATGGTGGATGTATTGGCTATCGGTCATTTGATACGAACAATTTTAAAGAAGCAGTAAGTTGGATGTTGAAGCGTCTGAAAAATTACCGCTAACGTTCTGCCAGCTTTATGCTGTGCGCTGAACATATTATTAACTCACGGCACTTGTCCGCATAGCATAAAACTGCTTGTTATGTGCCGTTAATTTTAGTCTATGAAATTATTTAAATATGGTGTAAGTGTTTTTGATAGCCGTCAAAAAAAGTACGGTGGATTTAATCACTTCATAGCAGGGAAAATATTTAGGTGGCGATTGTGTTATTTAGACATTTACCTGAAAAGAAAATTCAAATTTGAAATAGTCCACAATGATGATAACAGTTATTATGACGGCTATCATAATCACGTTTGGGTTGGTTGGGTGTTGGTGTCTTATGGCACATAACGGTTTCGGGCTTTGCGTTCGTTTTAATGCCGCCAAACCGCTGTTATAAGCTGGCTGCGGTTAATTAAAACAAAATCTCAATACGAAGCAATAAACAAAAGAATTAAAAAAAAGAAGCGATGGCAATAGAAATTAAAAACAAAGACTGCTTTGAGTTAATGGCAGAAATGCAAGATAAGAGCATAAACTTAATCTTTGCAGACCCGTGGTATTATCCCGAAAACCAAAAAACAAAAAACGCTTTTGAAGATGATGTGTTTTGGGATATTACAAAAAAATGGATGAAGGAGTTTATTAGATTGATAAAGGATGATGGGCATATATTCATAAGTTTTTCAAGTCAAAAAATGGCAAAGTTTGAGTTTTTACTTGCCGAATTTGGTGTGCCATTAAAAAGCAGAATTGTTTGGCATTATAGAAATGCTGGTGGCAGATGTGCTGACAAGGGACAATTTGGAAAAACTTATGAGATGATTTATCACATTGGTTTTGGGGATAGATTAAATTTCCCAGAAAAATGGGGTGATGAAAGATTTGATGTTTGGACTATTGCAATACCGCAAAGCAATTTCACAGATAAAAAGATACACCCATTTCAAAAGCCAATAGCACTACTTGAAAGGGTTGTTGGAATTGGCAGCAATGAAGGTGATTTAGTTTTAGACCCATTTTCAGGTAGTGGGACAACTGCATTGGCTTGCAAAAAACTAAATAGAAATTTTATTGGAAGCGAATTGAATAAAGAACATTATGAAAATAGCTTGGAACGTCTTAACCTAAACGGTTTTGAAAAAACCGAAGCGGGTGGGCTTTTTTTTAATTCTTTTCAAACGGAATTGTCAAACGAAGCAGGAACGTAGCAGCTTGCTTATAACGGTAAGGTGTTGCTGTCAGTGTGGGAATTGGCAGCACAAAAGTTAAATTAAAAAGCAAAAGATAACAATATGAACGAAAGTAAAATTGAAAACGGTCAGCCCACATTGCAGCAACACAATGTTAGGCGCAGTTTTGAGGAATGGTCTGCCGACCTTGCTAAATTAATGAAACAATATCCACTTGTACATAATAAATGGAAAGTTTCAAGATTTAGGACAATGTACAACGACGGGTTGTCAGTTAAAGAAGCATTTAGATGTTGGTTTTGCGCTCACTAATTGCGCCTAACGGTCAAAAATTGCTGTTGTGCGCCCTGAGTTTGGAGGCACGACAAACGTAAAAGGGCAAGCAACAGCAGAGGCAGACGGCGCATAATAGCAATTTCATGTTGGCCGCCGTACGGGTTTAGTGGGATGCTCTGCCGAATTTTTTGACCGTTGGACAGCCATAAGTAAAACAAAAGGAGTGATAACGGTTTGGGTTACGGCTTTCACCCCGTATGAAAAGAAATAATTTTTTAACTATTAAATTTTACAAAATGAGTTATGAAGCTCCTGCAAAAGAATCAGTAGTATTCTGGCAGACAAATGAAGAAAATGGAGTAGGTGAGCCTGCTTTGTTGATTGAATTTTACAATGATGTTATGCAGATTTCGCAAGACGGTGAACGGATTAACATCAACTATGAATCTATAAAAGATTTGGTAAAGATTTTAAGAACTGCAAATGAAAGGAAACCGTCTTGATATTTCTTTGAATTACGGGGTGAAAGTATGGCGGTCCAACGGTCGGGTATTTCTGATGTGCCTGTAATCAAGGCTTGTCAGCCCGGTAGAAAATTATTCTAAAGATGAACAAGGAACAAATGTACATAGCGGATTCGTCAGCAGGCATAGCAGAAATACCTATGTTATCTGCTGCCTTTGTCGGTCGTGTACTTGTTGCCTGTGAGTATTCAGGTCGTGTCAGAGATGCTTTTACTGCCAAAGGATGGGATGCTATTAGTTGCGATTTATTACCATCAAGAACGACAGGCAAACACTACCAGGGAAATGTTTTTGATATTATAAACGATGGCTTTGATTTATTGATAGGCTTTCCACCTTGTACTTTTATTACAAACGTTAATACAAAATGGCGTGGCGATATTGAAAGATTAAAGAAAGCATGTGATGGCATGAAGTTCTTTGCTGATTTATATTCTGCACCTATAAAAATGATTTGCCTGGAAAATCCAGTAGGCATGTTAAGTAATTGTTTTCGTAAGCCTGACCAAATTATTACACCTGTTCAATTTGGCGGCTGTGAGCAAAAGAATACGTGCCTTTGGTTGAAGGGGTTGCCAAAATTAGTGCATACAAAAACGGATAATTTATTCGAGAAAAGAACACACGGCGTTTTATCGGAAGAATTTACCAGCAATAAATCACACCGGCAAAGCCATTGGTATAACAATAATAAAAGTGAACGGTCAACAACATTTCAATCTGTCGCAAATGCAATGGCTGAACAATGGACGGCTTTTGTCTTAGGTAGCAGATAACACAAGGATTTGCGTAACAATGAATATTAAACTAATTGATAAACAAAGTAATAACTACAGGCTGCTCATTAATGAAATTGAGTGCTTATTTATACCAATGGAATTATTTACAACCGGGTTGCTGCCGGTTAAGAAATGCCTCAACAATAATTCACTTGGGTGGTATGTAAACAGAAAATTTGTGAGTTACAATCAAATTAAAAAAGCAATAAAAAACTTTAAGTAATTTTCAGGGCAACACAAACACAATGGGTAAAAAGGTAGTGTATAGGCAAAAGACGGTAGATCACGAAACGGGAGAGGTAACAGAATCGGTATCGGTTACAATGGACAAACAACCTGCACCACAGTATTGTTCTTTTTTTATGGATGCTGTACCCTATATGAAACTGATTGGAGCTATGGAAAAGGATGTGCTGTTTCAAATGGTGAAATACCTGGAATGGAACACGAACATGGTGTTTGCCAATGAGCACAACCGGATAGCGATTGCCTATGATTTGGGATTGAAGCCCAACAGTGTAGGTGTAGCAATACGGAACATGAAGAAAAAGAACATTTTGCGCCGGGTGCGTAACACGGTGTACTGGATTAACCCAAACATACTGTTTTACGGTACGCTTGTAAAGCGGGAGGAAATGCTGAAAAGCGGAATTGATTGGGAGATACGGAGTAAATAAACAGATACATTTTGTATCTTCGGTAAAATTTACCGTTATGCTTGGAGATCAGCCCCTTTCTTACCAACCGGCCAATGATGATTATGACCGCATACGCTCTAAAGGTGTGATGCGTATTGCAGCACTAGCCCAGCGATTGAATGATAATCCACGTATTGCGCCGGAGGTTTTTAAAGAGCGCATGAAAGATATTACCGATAATTATTTTTTGAGTGAAGAAGATGCCGGTGAAGTGCTCAGTGATGTGAGCATGGCTTTGAAAAAAGGCAAGACGGCTTTTGATTATGTGCGTGAAGGGCAGCCATCTTTTAGCGTAAAAACAGGCAGGTGGTTGAAGTATTTGAAAGGCGTTGACCCTAAAGAATACGAAAGCGTATGGCGCAGCGTTCATTTAAGCAGAGAAGGGCAGGAAAAACTACTGAATGATCCTACGGGGATGGTGGAGGACTACGCACCCGGGCAAAAAGAAGCCATCTTAGCCAAAGGGCAAAGGGCAAAGTTAAGTGCCAGGGAATCGGTAGATGATACAAAACCGAAAGTGGTTTTTTAAAGTATTGCAATCACATTATCAATTTTTGTAAGCAGGCTTCCATCTTCCTGCTCTAATCCGGTGTTTTTTAAATACATTACTTTATCGCCTTTTTTTACTTCTTCTACATCAGGCCCAACAGATAATATAGTACCATGAGGGTTTCTTTGGCGTGAAGGTTCAGGAATGATAATACCGCCTTTTGTTTTGGTTTCTTTTTCTCCGGGTTGCAGATGCACCCATCCTTTGAGGGGAACTAATTTTTTTGCCATGTGTTTGTGTTTGAAATTTTTGCGAAAGATACAAAATGTATCTCTATCTTTGATAGTAAAAATTGGCAGATGCACCCCGTTAGTCCCGTAAATCATGTATTTGTTAAGATGCAGGCGTATGACGATACGGTGAAAACCGAAAGCGGGGTAACACTATTCAAAGACACTACGTTTAACCCAGAGTGGAGTGCCACGCTTAGTGCAGAAGCATTGAGTGTACCAATAAAAGTGGGGCAAATTGACGGAGATACGGAAGGTGTTTTGCCTTTTGTACAGAAGGGAGATCAAATTCTTTTTCGCTACATAGTGGTGCAGCAGTTAGAGCAACGGGATAACGATACACCGATTCACCACAATCAGCATTTAATAGACGGGGAAATTTACTGGAAGGTGAATTACAGTATGATACTGGGCGTGGTGCGCAATGGTGAATTGATACCGGCACCCGGTTATGTATTTGCAAAGCCTGTGGTGAATATGCTGGAAGAAAGGAAAGGTATTTTGTACCTGCCCGACAGTGTGCGGAAACAGGAGCAGAAAGACAGGGCGGTGGTGGTGTGCAGCGGTGTGCCCAAGAAAGACAGGGCGGATTTAGAGTTGCGAAAGGACGATGTGATTGTGTACCGGCCGGGGATGGCGGAGAAATACGAGCTGAACGGGGAACAATATTTAGTAATACGGCAGGAATACATTGCCGCTAAAGAAGTGTAATGGACTTAAAAGTAGTACATGATGCTATTGATTTTTACTGTGAGAAATCGCAGTTAGGGTTTCTTTCTCCCGAACAAAAGGATGCGCAACTTGACAGGGCACAGATGTTGCGTTTTACTGAACTATTTGACAACCCCAACGAATACGGTAAAGGTGATAGTTTGGGCCGTATGCACTATGCCAAAAGCCAGAAGATTCACGACAGTTTACAGCCTTTTAAAAAAACCACCTCTTTTGTAACAGGTAATTTTAGCAGTGGGGTTTACACGCTGCCCAATGATTACCTGCATTTACTGAGCATGGATATTAACATTGCTGATGCCAATGCGCCGGGCGGCGTTACTTACCAAGCAGTAGATATTGTAAAAGAAGATGAATGGAGTGAACGCAGAAAATCTCAACTCATACCTGCATCTGCTACGAGGCCGATAGGCCGATTAATTTACACATCAAGCCCTGCGAGGGCTGTGGAGATGTTTCCTGCGCAGGGCTACGCAGGTACGCTCAATTATTTACGCAGACCGGCAAAGCCTGCATTGAGTTATACGTTAGGTGGTGCCAGTGGCCGTGAGATCACGTACAATTCAGGTGCCAGCACACAATTAGAGTGGGATGATGAGGAAGTGAACAATATCCTTTTTAAAGCACTGCAACTGTGTGGTATTAACCTGCAGAGCGGTGAGGTAATACAGTTTTTTCAACAAAAAGATGTAGCGGGGGTGTAACATGAGCACAACAAGGTACAAGTTGATTGAACAGATTAGAAGGAGGATTGCCGCTGGCGACCCTTCTTCTGCATTTACACCTGCTGTGGAGGAAGTGCGGGAGGCCATTAACCAGGTAATCAACTCCACGCTTAAAACGCAGTTTTATACGGAAACGCTGGCGGGTGGTGAAACAATACCGGAAGGGCATGTGCTGGCGTATTATGAAAACGTGGCGGTTACAACATGGAATGGCATCAGCAAAAGTACACTACCTGCTTTTCCTGTAAAGCTGCCACGTAATATGGGTGTGTACACCATTACCAAAACCAACGACCCATTTACAAGTTTTATACCGGTGCCTACGGGACAAATAAGTTTTGTACAGGCACAAAGAGGCATGAGTGATTTGCTGGGGCAGGTGGGGTATGAGGTAAGAGGTAAAGAAGTGTGGTACAATAAAAACTTACCTGCACAAAGCCCGGCGGTAACGGCGGTGAATATGCAATTGGTGGTGATGGATATAAGCCGGTACAATGATTACGAACCATTGCCCGTGCAGGCAGATATGGAAGAACTGATTATTGAACAGGTGGCGGCGAAGTGGATGGGGCAGCCTAAGAAACCACAAGTAAACGACACAACAACTGACAGAGTATGATATGGTACACCATAGATAGCATTGTAAAGCAACTACTGCTGGAACAGCGCAAGCCGATACACTGGTATTTGGAGTACCTGACACATGCTACCAGTGCGTTGAGGGAGTTACATTTTGACCACCTGAGAAGTGTAAAGACGGTGAAGCTGATACCCAACAGTTACAAAGCGGTAACGCTGCCTTGTGATTACAAGGATTGGGTGAGGGTTGGAGCGATTGCCAACGATAAGGTAAAAGCATTGGTGCAGAGCAGCAATATTAACCGGCTGAATAATTTTGATGCTTCGGGTAATAAGATCAAATGGCCGATAGATGAAAGCACTACGAGCATTGATGATTTTTATATGTGGCGCACGGATATTTATGAGTACAGTGGAGGATTTTACAACCACCGGCCTGATTTAAGCAGTACGTTTTTTAAAGTGCTGCCGGAGCGTGGGGAGATACAACTGGAAAGCAATAATGCTGATGAAGCCATTATACTGGAATACATAAGTGATGGGCTGGATGCGGATGCAGCAACCAAGGTTGACCCTTATGCTACGGATGCCATTAAAACGTATGTAATGTGGCAGGTGGAATTGAACAACAGGCAGTACAGTAAGGGTGATGCTGCTTACAGAAAAGCGCTGTATGACAGTGCAGTAAGAAGGTTACGATCAAGAAAAAATCCTTTAAGCAAAGAAGATATTTTAAATGCTGTACGTAAAGGGTACAGTGCAACGTATAAAAACTAATTGGAACCGCTCAAGAAAAAATATCTTAATGGGTTGTTGAACTGCGATGACGACTTTACGATGGTGGCACCCAATGAAATGGTGAACGCCAGTAATATCCGTTTTGGCAGTACCGATGACGGGGCAAATATGCGGTTTGAGAAAATTAAAGGCACAACGCTGGTATTTAACGGAATGGAGTATGTGGGCGGTGGTGATGCGTTTGAGTGTGTGGGGGCGTATGAAGATAAAGACCGGCAGCGGATGATTTTCTTTGCCTGGCATAACAATGTAGCTGCCAAACATGCGATTTATGCCTATGACCGAGTGGAAGATACTACCTACACTGTATTGAAAGAAGCACAGGTAGAAGGTGGGTTAGGATTTACACAAACAAAGTATATTGATGCGATTGAGATATGGGGCGACCTGTTGTTTTACACTACGGGCACGGGTGAAGTAAAAGTGATTAATATTGAACGGGGTATAAAACTCAACCATCCCTCATATACCACTACAGCCATCCCTTATGTTTCACAGTTAAAAGAAGAAGATATTGCACTGATACGCAGACCTCCGGTATATGCACCGGTTGCTACCAAGCAGATTAACAGCGCTTTGACGGTGGATAATATTGGTGATAAGGCATGGAAATTCAGTTATATCTATGAGTATATTGACTTTCAGCAGAGCGTACCCGGCACATGGAGTTTGTTGGTGCCTTTTAACAAAAAGGGCGATATACAGAATGAAATTTCTATATCCTTACCATTGGAAGAAGATGTGCCGCAAACGGTGCGGAAAGTGCGGCTGATAGCAAGGAGAATAGACACCAATGTAACCTATGTGATACGGGTGTGGGATAAAGATATTACGGCAGATGCAACGGCTATTACCACGCACAATGCGGGAACGGTGGCTGGCGACAGGCTGACTTTTGTGTTTAACAACAACAAGTACATTGAAACAGTTGCTCCTGCTATTGCAGATAAGATTGAGGATTCTGTACCAAGAAACGTACAGGCGTTGCAGGTAAACAGCGACCGGTTGTTTTTGAGCAATTTTACCACAGGCTTTGCCGGAACAGGCATCAGCAGTTTAACAATAACACAGGTAAAGCAGAATTTTGCCACAGCACCGGTTACTACTTACAATATGTATGAGGTAACGGCCATTTTCAATTTTCCCTATTCTGGCCCACCCACTTATTACTTTAGAGGTTTTTTTGTATTAAAACCAACTGATAATACCTATTGGGTAATTGAAGGAAAGTTTGCAACACAAACGGGAAGCTATCCTGCTGTAACAACACCTACCAGCCCGGTAACATTGTTTAAGAACTGCGGTACTGTTTTAGGGGGTGATATGCTAAAGCCTTTGTTTGGTAACAGTATTGTGGTAACAACATTTGCCAGTACAGCAGCGGGAACGGTGCAGGATGGCGGTGCACAGGCAGTAAACCTGCCTATGATCTTTAAAAGCAACAGCCCACGCAGCGTGGGTATTTGTTTTTACGATAAGTTTCACCGCATTATTGAAGCGGTGGTAAAAGACACCAATACATTTACCCCTAACTCCACTTTTGGAGCGGTGGCAGAAGATAAAACTACCGGCATTACCTGCACGGTAAGTAATGCAGCGGCGCTTACAGAAATACCGGAGAAAGCATTTTATTACGGATTTATTATTGGGCAGCCGTATGTAACACAAAACTTTGTAGAGTTTAAGGAAACGAATGTAAAGTACGGGAAGAAAAATGCAGATGGTACGTTTACCGTGGATTTAACCAATCCTGCTACTTCTGAATTTTTGGTGGTGAATGTAGGTAGTCTTTTAAAGAATGGTATTGGATATATCTTTCAGGAAGGAGATTTGTGCCGGGTGGCTATACAAATGACGGCGGGAGGTCAGTTGTTTACAAAGACCGTTAAAATTATTACGCAGATAGGCAGCAACCTGCTTACCGAGCTGGTGGATGTGGGCACTATTGGAGGCGCTGCAACACAGGCCAGCTTTGAAATTTATACACCGCTGCAACAGACTGAAAGTAGGTTTTACTATGAAGTGGCTAACAAGTTTGCCGTTACCAACCCGGGAACGGGCAGCCGGGCTTATTCTACATTGAGCCATACCATACCAGGAGATACCCCAATTGTGGAAAGACTGGATGCGGTAAACGGTAAATATTTTGCTGAGGCCATGAGCAGCAATGACCTGTTTAGTAAGTTTTGGTTTACCAATGCAGGCAGGCCCATTGTTATTTTTAAGGCAAGGGAAGTGGTGGAGCCTAACGTAATAAGTTGGAGTAATACAAGGTTTTTAGGAACAGAAATAAACGGCAGCAGTTCTTTTGAGGTGAACAACCGGCAATCATTACCCATTAATGCGGGGGATGTAAAAAAACTTATCAATACCAGCAGCCTGCAGGAAGAAGGTGGTGTAATGGTTGCCCTTTGCCAAAGGGAAACACTGAGCCTGTATGTGGGCAGGGCACAGGTGAGTGATGAAACGCAGTTTAGTTTGATCTTAAAAACAGATACCGTTATTGGAACCGTGAATGGACTACGTGGAAGTTTTGGAACGCTGCACCCGGAGAGTGTGGTGTTTTTTAGAGGCAACCTGTACTGGTTTGATGCCATTAACGGAGCGTTTGTGCGGTACAGTAATAACGGGCTGTTTGACATCAGCAACTACAAAATGAAAAGGGTGGCTTCTTTGCTTGCCCAACGGATGCAGATTAAAGATACAGGGGGTAATATAGCGGACGGGTTCCGGAATAAGATTGTGGGCGGTATTGATGTGCGGCATGAAGAAGTGCTATGGACGATACCAAAGGTGTTTGATACAGCACCCAAAGGAAGCCTGAGCGACTACAGCCCGGCTACAAGTTATTTTTACCCTTATGATTTGTTTGACGGCGTAAGTAAAACACTGGTGTTTAAGATACAGGCCGATAAATGGATGAGCAGCTTTTCTTTTGCGGCTGATGGCTTTTGCAGTTGTAATAACGAACTGTACAGTTTTAACCTGGGGCGATTATACAAACACAATACAGGCGCTTTTAATAGTTTTTACGGAACAACGTATAAAAGCAGGATGGCGTATGTGATTAATGAAGATGTGAACCAAACGAAGGTGTTTAAAAGCATTAATATTGAAGGCGACACAAAACCATCCTGGACGCACATGCGCACGGAGTGGCCGGTGGTGCAGAGTACGGAAATAGTAACAAGTGAATGGGTGCAAAAGGAAACGGGTTATTATGCACCGATACTGAACAGCAGACTAAGCCCCAACCCCGTAGGTGCTACAGTGAACGAAAAGATGCTGAGGGGCGAACCGATGCGGGGGCAGTTTTTGCTGGTATGTATGGATTTTGACGGCGGCGGCAGCCAGATGAATACAAGATTTTTTAATGTGTTACATAACAGGTCTTACGGCCATAAACAATAAACTATGAGCGAGAAAAGAGATAGACGGGCAAATACATGGGCGGGTATTACGTCTTTCATTCCTATTATTGGCGGCAGTATTTCAAAAGGAATACAGCAGGGCAATCTTGCCAAGCGACAGAAAGAAGAAGCTGACAGAATAAAGCTCAACGACCCCACCTACAAAGAAAGTGAGTATGCCAAAGAAGCGCTGACAACGGCAAGGCAGCGGATGGGTGGCAGGATGCCCGGCGCAACGGCCTTGCAGGGAGGATTACTTAGTAACCAGGCCAATGCGTTTACCAATTTAAGCAGGGCTGCTTCCAACCCCCAGCAGTTGATTGCAGGTGCGGGAGGATTGCAGCAGAATACGAATAATGCTTTGAACCAGTTAGCCATACAGGAGGCGCAGTACACGGATTCTTTGTTTGGAAATTTAAACAGTGCTTTGGATGTGATGCGGCAGGAAGGTGATAAAGTGTATGGAGACCAGTTACGGAAGTTTAACCGTGATTTTGAAATGAAACAAAATTTACTGAACAGTGCGGAGCAGAATAAAATGGCATCAAGACAGGCACCTAACAATGCCTTTAACCAGTTGCTGGATACGGGTATTAAAGTAGGTAGTGCTCTTTATGGTATGGGTGCGTTTGGGGGAAGTAAAATGCCAGACTTACAAACACAGGGAGCAAATGTAAAAGGTTTTAGTACTTCACCGGGCGGGCTGCCCACAACGGCCAACCGCACCAGCAGTATAACTCCCGCTTCTTCTTTTCAGTTTCCACAGTTAATAAATTATAACAGAAGATAATGGTAGCAAATATAGTATTACCCAGCAATGAAGTACCAGTGCCTGATATTGGCAATGCCATCCTGCAGATAAGAAGCAGGCAGGAGGCGCTGCAGCGCAAGCAGCAGCAAGACCAGGAGGACACCATACGGTATTTAACCGAGAAACTGGACTATTCCAAGTTTGGAACGGGAACGGCCGCCGATGAGAATATCAACAACATGCTGAATGGTATTTACACGAAGTATGCGGATAGGATTAAAAACAACAAAGGGATGAACAGCGGGCAGGTGTTATTTGAGATGCAGCAGGATGTGAATGGTATTAAAGCCTACTCACAGAACGTGCAGGCGTTGCGAAAAAATATTGATGATTATGTAACCAAGTACACACAAAACGCAAAAGATATTGACGGTAATCTGTTAAAGAGAAATGCTTTGACCAATGCGCTGTTTAAGATTGACCCCAATACAGGGCAACCAAAACTAAAAGACCCCGGCGAGATTGACCCGAATGTGGACTATGTGGGAGAGATTATTAAGAACAGGCCGGAGGATGTGTTTGGCACCAATTTGATGTGGGTGAACGACCGTATAAAAGCAATGGAAGAAACACCATTAAGCGGTGAGGTGGTGAGAGACAGGGGCGGAGTGAAAAGAACAGCCATGTGGGAAGCAAAGCTGAAACCATTTGAAACGGTGCTGTATGATGGAGAAGGTAAACCAAAGGGTGCGGGCATTAAAACAAAAGTGGAAAAGTTGTTTGGGAAAGATGTGGCTACCCTTGACCCGGAAGTATATGGTATTATGTTTGGCGGCAGTGAAGATGAATTTAGGATAAGGGCGGCTATGAGAAGGATGGCAAAGGAGAAAGGCGTATTTGTTGACCCCAATACACCCGAAGGAGAAATTATGAAACGTGCGGTGGCGTATGATCTGTTAAAAGGTTTCAGGCCGCAGGGAGATTTTAAGTATAAGGATAAGGAGGATGAAGATACATGGAGATCCAAGCAGAATGCGGGGATAACGATTATTAACCAGGGGGGCGGTAAGAAGGATGAAGTGCCAACCTATGATATGTTTGGTGAGGTAGAGAACGTGCTGAAAGCCGAGAACAGGATAGAAAGAGGCGTTGGCATCAGCCCGAAACTATTGCCGATTGATATACAAACACAGATCAAAACCAACCTTGAAAACAGCGGGTATAAAGATATTACGCCTGATAAGTATTGGTTGAAAATGGGGGAAGATGGTGTGATTAATATTTACCGTAAAAAGGGAAGTCAGTTAACGTTTGAAGTAATGGGAACGATTAGCAAACCCGGAATGAATATAGAGGCAAATAAAAAACTTGGGCAAAAAGCCACTCAAAAAGCGGCTAAAGATCAAAAACAAACAACAACTCCTTCGGGAATACAATGGAAGTAATATGCCGGATCAAATTGAGCAATATTATAATTATTTGAAAGGCGCCGGTGCTGATGTGGCACCTACGCTTCAATCCTTTCGTAAGACTCTTGCTGATGATAAAACAGCAAAACAGTATTATGAATATCTGAGACAGAATAAATTTGATGCCCCCGACACTTACGAATCATTTGCGGGTACGTTAGGTATTAAAAAAAAAGTTGGTGGCGCACCATCTGGCTTAACTTCAGAGGAACAAAATAAGTACAACCTTATTTTACAAAAGCAACAGGAGTTTATGCGTAGTGGCGGCAAGCAACCTGCTAAGCAGGATAATCTTGTGCTTCCTCAGCCTATTCAAAAAATAAAGACCGCAGAACAGCAAGACGGCAGAACGGTTTTGCAAAAAGATAAAGACGCAAGAGGCAACAAAGAAACCGCTTTACAAATTCAAAAAAGGATTATTAAAGAACAAACATCAAAGCCGGGGATGCCCGCTGTGGCTGCGCCTGAGCCCGTGGTAGATGGGCTGAATGTAATTACCGATCCTGATGAAATATTGGGGTACAACTTACGAAACCCTGAAAAGAATAAAGTACAGGTAAAATATGAGCAAGAGCAACAGAAGAAAAAAGAAACCGAAGAACTGATTGAACAGGCGCAGGCGGATGTGTTTTACAATACACCCGCAGGAAAGTTTTACTACAATATTTTTAAACCATTAGCAAAAGCTGGTGGCGCCGGGCTTGCCAATCTAACGAGTGGTACAGTACGAACAGCAGGCGATATAATTGGTGCAGACGAAATTACCGGGGAGTGGGCGGATGCTATTTACGATTACATACACCCGGACAAACGATGGACGGAAGAGAAAACTAATTGGATGGGTAAAACACCTACCCCATTGCAGGGTAATTTGTTTAATGACGGTAAACTGAATGCGGCTAAGATAGTACCATCAACCGTAGAAACGCTTACCAATATGGCCTGGCTGTTTGGTACGGCGGCAGTGGGTAACGCTGCGGGTGCTGGTAGTGTTCCATCACTGATTGGAGCTTCTTACATTAATACGCAAAGCGATTACAGGGAAGCAGGGAAGCAGGCGGGGTTGAAAGGTGAAGCGCTTGATAATTTTACCACCATGAGTGCGGGGCTCACCTCTTTACTGGAAGCGTTTAGCCCGAACAAACTGATTACCGGAGGTGTAAAAACCCAGATGGCGAAAGAATATGCGGAATATTTGGCAAAGGGCTATACTTCCAAACTGGCGTTCAAGCAGGCATCAAAGCAACTGGCCAAGGAGATAACCACGGAGAATATACAGGAAATTTCACAGGGTGCGGGTGATAAGATGGTGCGTTTGCTGTTTGACAAAACCAGTGAAAAGCCTTTGTTTAACGATGATCTTTCCTGGAATGGGATTAAAGATGAGTTGTTTGAAACCATGGTACTGACAACATTCAGTACCGGTGCTTTATCAACTCCCGGTGCCATCCGTAACAGCAGACCCAGCACTTTTGAAAAAAGTGCATGGTATAATGTGGCGCAAAACCCTGAGCAGTTTAATGCGTTCATCAATAAACAGGTGCAGGAAGGAAAAATGGACCTGCCCAAGATGCAGGTGCTTACGGATAATTACAACAAATACCGTGGAGCGGTGGAGCAGGCTAAGCAGTTTGGGTTTAGTGAACACCAGGCGGTAGAAGCAGCGTGGCAAATATTTAAGGGTCGTGAACTGGACAATGAGTACAAACGCATTGCCAATAACCCCGTATTAAAAGAGGCGGTGGGCAATGAAATAAAAGAGGAACAGAAACAAACGGGCAACGAGGTAAAACGTATTGGCTTGGGCATTCCGGATGTGGGTGGTGAACTGAGTGGTGGCGAAGTGGTGCAGATTGTAAACCATATAGGTGATAAGTTTGGAGAGCCAACCGCTGAGATGCAGGAACGTATTGGGGCTAATGAATACAGGGTGGAAGAAATTGATTTGAAAAACCTCTATGAAACAGATGCAGGGTTTAAGAATTACGTGGAGAATTACGACCGTAAAGAAAAGAATAAGGATGGGTTGATAGTACCTGCAATCATGGCAAAAGACGGTACGATTGAAGATGGCAAGAGCAGGCTGGCCCAGCAATACATTAACGGGGAAACCAAGGCAAAAGTTTTTCAACCATTAAAAACAAATATCAATGAAAGGGAAGAAAAAGGGCAAGAAGAATTGTTGACCGGTTCTGATGCCATGACAAAGCAACAACCTGCGGCGGCCAAACCAAAGCAGGTTGTATTACCTCAGCAACAGGAATACAAAGGCCGGAGGTTGAAGGTGGTGTATGATGGCAATAAGCGGGTGGTGAAGGGTAAGAACGGCAAGGTAATAAAGCAGGACACACCCGAAGCCAAACGTATTTTACGGCAGCATGAGGACAATTACAATTACAATTTTGGACAACCGGCAGCCACGGAGCAAATGCCTGAAAACATAGCACCTGAACAGGCGGGCAGGTGGATTGCGGAGAACAGTAATAACCCGGCAGAAGTGGCGGGGCTGTATTTGCAAGAGCCCGGGCAAACAAGATTTAGGGATAAGAAAGAAGAACTGATTGCTGAATACGGTATTGGTAAATTTACCAGCAGTGATTTTGCGGGTGTAGATGATAAGGCCAATATTACCGCAGGCATGGCGAAAAGTTATTTTGCCGGTAAGAGTAATGCAGCCGTACAGGGGATAGATGTTTATGCCAAAGAACTGAGCGATCACTACGGAATTGAGTTTACGCCACAGGATGTGGCAGATTTTATAAAACGTTTTCCGAACCGGGAGTTTGGTGGTACAGACAGGACAGAAACCGCAGAAGCGGCGGCCCAGCGTTTTGAAGATCTGACAGGCATACCATTGACGGATAGGGTGGCTGCTATGGCCGCTGCACAGTTTGCGCCCGAAGAACTGGTGAACGAAGCAAGGCAGGAAGAAGATGCGGAAGCAGAACGACCATTGACCGAGGATGAGATTTTGGAGATTAACAGTTTGTTACAGGAGGACTTTGAAAATAGTGATAACTTAGATACCTTTACGGACGATGAAACAGGAACTATACCTGAAACAGATACAGCAGCAGATGCCCAACCTGGCACCGGAGCAGCAGCAGAAAGCGGCGGCACACCTGTACAAGAAGGCGGTGAACAAACGGGTGCTGAGCAAGATGAAGAAATCTACGAGCAAAACGATGACGACTTAATTGGATCTCTTGCGGCAGAACTTGAAAATGAACTCAACAACCCAACGGAATTAGGAACGGGTGGTTTTGCCAGCGAAACAAAACAATACGATGCAGCAATCTTACGGACAAATGAGCAATCAACCACAGCATTCGGCAACTTATCCGGGTTATCCGCTTCTGCCATTGAAAGAAGTTTGGAAGCAACTGGAAGAGTATTATGGGTTGAATATTCAAAGCAACAGGGAGATGGTATTGCTGAACAGCAGCCTGTTCCGATCAGCTACAAAAGAGCAGCAGATGCCCGACAATTGGGCGGCGGGGTATTATTGGCTGGCGACCAAGACTACAGCGGAGCAACTTTGCAAAACATACGGCAAGAATTTGGAACAGGAAGCGAACAGTTTAAATACGAGCTTTCCCATGTGCTTGCCACAAGATTATTGCAGCCAGGTAACTTCACAGGAAAACTTTTACGGAGTAATAAAGCACTTTCAGCCGTTGATATAATACTGGACAACAACCCCAATCCAGACAGTTACTTTTTAATTTATAACTCAGCCGGTTTTATAAAAATAAACATGGCGGCCGCTGCTAAGAGGTATGAACTTCTTGGTGAGCAGGCGTTTTGGCCTTATGCGGAAACTGCTTTGCAGGAAGAGGTGATTCATGCCGTGAGTGATGTGATTACCTCCGAAGCAGAGTGGGAAACCATATACAACGAACTTACGCCGGATGAGGTAGCAAGTATTAAAGAACTGTACGACAAAGACGATCTTACCAACAAACAGGTAGCTGGTGAATACGTGCGTATGATGGTGCAGGAAAAGGTGTTTGGTGTAACTACCGAACTGTTTACACTGCGTTCTACAACGGGATTACTGAATACATTTAAAAAGTTACTGAGTTATTTGAAGGGTGTATTTGCAGGCAACCCCAACCGTGTGAGCAAGGAAGTGATTGAAAGAGTGGAGACGGCGGTAAGGGAAATGAATGCAGAGGTAAAAGCCGGTGTTGGCAAATTAGGAGAAGTGGGTACGGGAAGGTTTGATGATGAATTGGGCGTTGATATTGTGGATGGTTTTTACAGCAGTCTTGAAAAAAGGCTGGCCGATATGAAGCCTGTAAAGATACCGCCGAAGCAATGGAAGGAGCGGCTGAAAAGCCAGGAGGCGGAGTTTACCGGATTGAATGCGTGGCTGGACAGCAAGAAAGAAAGCGTATCAAAAGAAGAGGTGCAGCAGTTTTTAAAAGATAACAGGATTGAGATAAAAGAGGTTAGGTTAGGCGAAAAAGAATACTCAACCCAGTGGGAAAAGATGAAGGACGGCTGGAAAAGAAAGATTGGCAATAGGTGGACGTTTGTTTGGGAATACCCATCAGGTATTTATGGACAAGGGCCAAGTGGCTATCAACGAAAATTTAATTCAGTAGAAGAAGCAAAGAATCATTTTGATGAAGATGATACGTCTGCCAGCTCAAAGCCGACAAAGTATTTTCAATATCAACTTCCCGGCGAAAAGAGTAATTATAAAGAGGTGTTGGTGACGTTGCCCCCTGCAAAAAAAGGACAAGAGATGTTTCGGGGTTCTCATTTTGATGAATACAACATCCTCGTTCACTTGCGCATGAACACCCGTACAGATGCGGATGGTAATAAGTTATTGTTTATTGAAGAAGTGCAGAGTGATTGGGGGCAGAAGGGGAAGAAGGAAGGGTTTGATAATAAAGAGCTTGAAAAAGAACGAAACACCTTGCTCGATGAAAGACGTAACCTTGAGAAAAAAGAGAGTGAAAATATAGTTGTTAAAAAAGTTGGGAATACTGGATTTGTAAACGATTTTCAAACTACATACAAAAACGAAGATTTACAAAAATCAATAAACCAAAGATATAAAGAGATAGATGATCGTATATTAAAAATAAATTCTCAAACAGGTATAACACCATCCGCCCCCTTCGTTACAGACACAAACGCATGGGTTAAACTTGGGTTGAAGGTAGCCCTTAAAGAAGCTATTAAGCAAGGTGCTGATAAGATTGCATGGACTACTGGTGAGCAGCAGAATGAACGATATGATTTGAGTAAGCAGGTGAAAAGTATTGAAGTTGAAAAAGTTGATGATGTACCTAATTTATTTTTTGTTGACATCAATATGCTCAATGAAACAAAAACACACAACTTAGAAGTAGAAAACGGCATAGTAAGACAAGGTGAATTTGTTGGGCAAAAACTTGAAGATATAGTAGGTAAAGATGTATCTGAAAAAATACTTAACGGCGGCACTCAAACATTAACAGGCGACAATCTAAAAGTTGGCGGCAAGGGCATGAAAGGATTCTACGGCAACCCTGCCGATGGTAGCCTTGGCATTGTGGGTAATGTAGCGAAGAGTTTGTTTAAGCAGGAGATTAAGACTTCAACTATAAAAACAGGCGCAAATCTTGAAACTGATGGCGAAGTTGGATTTTATGAACTTAGTGATGGCGAGTATGCAGTAGAATACAAAGGAGAGCAAAAAGAGTTTGATAATATTACAGATGCACAAAACTATTACGATAGTATTACTAAATCCACATCTACCCAGCACTCCGTAGATATTACTCCCGAATTAAAAATGGCGGTAAACAGAGGATTGCCATTTGAGATGGGCACCGGCGGTTTTGGTTCCAACTTCAACAACAATGCAACGGTTAAAAACTTTATTCAGAAAAACCAAAAGCGCATTTACGATGCAGTAAATCAACTACTGGCAAGCGGCAAAACAGAAGCAGAAGTAGCTTTGGAGCTGCAACAAAAGATGGGCTTCTCTCCCATGCTTTCTTATAACATTATTGCAAATGCAAAGCTGGCACCAAAGCAAGCCACAAAAAAAACATCAACTAAGGCAACGCAAAGTCCACTACATACACAAAACGTATTTACAACAGCAGATATTGAAACAGCTACTCCCAAAGAATTACCTCCCTTTGCAAAGGCAAGAAAAGCAATCAATAAATGGCTGGGTAAAAATTTCAGCATTGGCAAGGGGCTTCCTAATTGGATTGCCGGTATGCGTGAAGCATCTGTTGGCAGTAAGAGTGCCGATGTTCGTAAAGCGGTACAAATAATTGACCGGTTGAAGAAAATTGCAAAGCAGGAAAAGTTTGACAATTGGGATGCGGTTGACAAGGTATTGCGTGGGGAGGCAGACCCTTCTACGCTGCCTGATGCTATTGCCGCTCCTGTAATTGAAATGAGGGCTTTTATAGATGGGCTTTCAAGAGATTTGGTGGTGGGTGGTTTGGTTACGCCAAGCCAGGCAGTAACGATTGAAAGTAACTTAGGTTCTTACATGAACCGTTCTTATAAAATGTTTGAACAGAAAAAATGGGCAAAGGATATACCGCAAAACGTAAAAGCAGATGCAATTCGTTTTTTAGCACAAAGGGCGTATGCTCAACTGTACGGAGAAAAATATGGAGATACAGATGCAGGCGTGGATAATGATTTGAAAACAGAAGCATTAAAGCAAGCAGAGCGTGAGTTCCAGGAAATTATTGATGATGTGGAAGAAGCGTATGGGTTAAGAACTTCCAATGATAAAAAAGACGTGGGCGTATTAAAGCAGCGAAAGGATATACCCAAAGAGATACGTGAATTACTTGGAGAGTATGCTAACCCCGGACTTACGTTTGCAATGACGGTGGCAAAACTTACATCATTAAAAGCATCTGCTACAATGCTTGTTGCTGTAAAAAACAAAGGCATGGGTACTTTGTTTTTTGAGGCAGATGACAAAAACAGACCAGCCAGTCACAGCGTACAATTTGCCGGAGAAGGCAGTGCCGTATGGTCGCCACTTAACGGATTGTACACAACACCCGAAATAAAAGAAGCCTTTGATGCCAGTGAAGATCATCTCAATACTTTTTGGAAAGGCTACATGCGGCTGGTAGGTGCTATCAGGTGGGGTAAAACGGTATTATCTCCTGTTACTCAAATTAAAAACTTTGAAAGTAACGTGGGATTCTCTATTATGAATGGGCATTGGGATGTAAGAAATGCCGCAACCGCTTTTCGATACATGGGTTCTGTGGTGGCCGTAAGAGATAATGCGGGCAAGGCAGAAAACATTGTTGACAAATTAACAAGGCTTGGGCTGATTGACCAGGGGGTGAATATTGGAGAGATACGGAAGATGCTGCAGGATAATGAACTGCAAAGAATTGTATTGGAGCAATCAGATAAAAAAGATTATAATGTTTTCAAGAAACTGTATAACTACCTCAACAACGTGTACTCTGGTTCTGATAGCTTTTTCAAACTGTATGGATTTTTAAACGAAGCACAGATATGGGCCAGGGCTAAGTTTGACAAAGACTATAAAGACCTTAGTACTGATGAAATGAAAGAAGTAGATGGCATTGCAGCAGAAAGAATTAAAAATACATACCCTACTTATTCAAGGGTGTGGGATGGTGCCAAGTGGCTAAGTGAGCGTGTGCCGCTGGTGGGTAACTTCTTATCGTTTCAGGCTGAATCTTTACGTGTGTTGTTTAATTCATTAGGGTATGCTTCGGTTGATTTGAAAAGCAGCGATGCAGCTACAAGGAAAGTGGCTGTTAAAAAATTAGCAACGGGAGTGCTGCCTTATATTGGTATGCGTACTGCATTAATGTACGCAACTGTTCAATTAACAGGCGTTGGTGTAAGCGGGTTACTTTCTTTTTTAAACGATGATGATGAAGATGAAAAAAGAGATGATCTGAACAGGTATGTACCACCATTCATGCGCAGTGGCGATAAGATATATGTGAAAGATAAAGAAGGCAAGATTGTAGTGTACAACCTTTCCTCTATTGATAACTACGGTGCGTTTTTCAAGGTGTTTAATGCCATGACCAATGGATCAGAAAGTTTTGAAAAAGAGGGAATGGCTTCGGCTTTATACGAATTACTTTCTCCGTTTGTAGAACAGGAAATGTTGTTTGAATCTATAATGGAAGTTCAATTTAATGAAAACAGTTATGGTGCCAATATTTACAAAGAAGGCGACTTGCCCGGTGATAAATTTATTAAAAGCGCTACCTACATTATTGATAAGATGAAGCCATCTGCCATAGACTTTGGCAAACGACTGGCAAAAGAACCAAACAGGGAAGTGGCAGCATTAGTAGGTATGAAACCATACGAAGTAAACTTTGACCGCAGTTTTTATTTTAAGACGAAACAAACAGCCCTTGCGCTTGCAGATGAAAACGATGATTTCTACAAAAGAAGGTATGCTATTAACAATGACACAAAGCTATCAACACAAGAGAAAAACAAACAGTTAAAAGCACTTAAAACAGAAATTGATGAAAATATTAAAAGAATCATCAGCGGATTGAGCAGGGATTACCAAGCGGCTTTAAGGCTGGGGGCAAACGGGCAAAATTTATCTCAGACGGTTAAGAAGCAAAAGTGGTTTGAAGGATTTGATGAAGATGTAAAAAAAGCGGTTTTGACAGGTAAGATGCCAAAGAAAGGGTTTATGGAGATAAAAGCAAAGCAAAAATCAAAAGACAACAAGGACGATGCCGACTAAGATACAGCAATACATAGACGAGCAGTTACAGAAAAGCCAAGAGAAGCTGGGAACGGCTGCGTTTAAGAACGTGCCGCAAACGGGGCAGATTGCATTGGAGGGGCAGATTACTACCGGTGATGATGTGCGGGTGAAAGAATCTATGCAGAAAAGCACGTATGATGCCAATAAAGACGGTACGGTGGATAATGCAAAAGAAGTAGATGGCAACACGCCCGCTGATTTGCTGGACAGGGCCAACCATACAGGAACGCAATTGAGTGGTACTATATCAGACTTTAACAGTGCGGTGGACAGTTTATTGTTGTGGAAGTATGTAACCAAGGGTACGAGCCAAGTAAAAAACAGCGATACCACGCTTGCCAATGACACGGAATTAGTAGTGCCATTAAGCGCCAGTAATTTATACCGTGTAAAGTTTTACGTGCTGCTGACAACGGCTAACGCTGCGATGGATTATAAGTTTGCATTGAACTTTAGCGGCACCACTACCAGTTTTTATGCAAAGGTAAAGTATGTACCGGCGGGTGATGTGAATGAAAATATAGTTGTACAAAACAGCATTATTAGCAGCACTTCTGTTGCTGCAGCTACAAGTGGTGTAGCTTATGTAGAAATTGATTGCATTGTAGATGTTTTAACGAGTGGCAGTTTAGGATTTCAATGGGCACAGGATACCAGTGATGCAGGTAATTTAACGGTGCTGAAAGGAAGTTATTTGGAATACGCAATAATGAATCCTCCACTTTAAAAAAAGCGGTGGATTTTTTTTGCTATTTTTGAGATACATTTTGTATCTGTTATGCAATACACAGAAAAAGAATTTAATCGGTGTTTGGTAAACCCGATGCGGAAACAACTACTACACAAAGACACAAAGCTGGAAAGCATTTGGAAGGGTGCGGAAGATGAAGATAATTTCTTTATTGACGATGTTCCACGGGAAAAAATATGCAGATACATAGTGTGCATGTATGACCCCGAAAGCCCTTTGCTTAAAGAAAGTGTGTTTGCCCAGCGTAAAGCAGATGCGGCGGTGATAGCCGGGTATGACTTGGATGCGGATGCAAAGTTTTTGGAAGAGCATGTGTATAGCTGCAGCAATGAATATGTGCTTACGGTATTGGTGAATTACCAGCGGCTGAGTAATAACCGGCTGATGGCTTCGATCAATGCTGATGAGCAAACCTATTGGGAGTTTGTAAAACGACTGATGGAACCTATTACGAAAAGCGAGAAGGACAAGGACATGATGAGTGCGCTGGATATTAAAACCAAACTGAGTGAGGCAAAGGAAGTGATTAATAAGCGGCTTACGGAAAACTGGAAGAAGCTGTTTGCCGGGGATGAGGACGCAGTGAAGGAAGTGGTAAAGCGAAATGTTTTTAGGCCTGAACATCAAGCAGGAATTGTATAAATATGTTTAAACCCATTCATAACGGTAAGTGTGTAACGGTGTACGGCTTAAAATGCTGGATACCTCCTGTGGGGTTTGGCTATCACTCCGACCCGGACCAGGCACGGATGATTGAGGCTAAAACAGGGCTGGCGCAACCACTGCTGGAACGGGTGGATGTGATTAAGCGAAGCACAAAAAAAGAAGAACAGTATTGGGAGCGACCTGATATACCTGCTGAGGTAAACGAATGGTTTGAAGAAGAACGGGATCGGCAATTAACAGAACCCGAATGGCAGCACCCGGAACTGGCAAAGATTTCTCAACGGGAATGGCACAGAAGAAGATACGGTGTGTGGTTTTATAACAACGGTGTGCCTGAGTATATAACAGGGCCCAACTACTATTTTCTTACCTACTGGGCCATGAACAGCGATACGGGCTATCCTGACTTTCGGAAGATTGACCAGGAGTATTTTTATTTCTGGGCGTATTGTTATGAGGATCCAAAATGCTACGGGATGAATGACATTGAGAAGCGCCGGAATGGTAAAACCGAGAAGGCCGCATGTATAGCTGTAGAGATTATTACCCGTACTGCAAAATCCCATGCCTACATACAAAGCAAAACCGAAGCGGATGCAAATGACTTGTTTGACTTAAAACTGATTCCTGCTTTTCGTGCCATGCCTCCGTACTTTAAGCCAGAGTATGACCGGGCGAAAGGTGACGTGCCCAAGGGAAATATTCGGTTCTTCAAAACCAGTAAGAAGGGTAAGATTGACCCTAAACTGCAGAAGGTGCCTGAATTACAATCCAGCATCAACGCCAAGGAAAGCGGAGCGAAGGCTATTGATGGTTTGAGAAGTAAAATATACATAGGCGATGAAAGTGGTAAGACAAAGGTGGATATGCTGGACAGGCATAAGGTAGTGCAGCGCTGTTGTAAAAACCAGAAAGGTGAGATTATTGGTAAAATGATTATTACCACTACGGTTGAGGAGGTAGGTTTTAAATACAAGTTTGACAAGCTGTGGGCACAAAGCAACCAGTTTGAAAGACAAAAAGACGGCAGCACTAAAAGCGGACTTTACAAATTGTTTACGCCTGCACACCGTAGTATGGATTATGACATTTACGGCTATCCGAAAGAACAGGAAGCCATTGATGCTATTAATGCGGAAAGGGAAAAGTTTAAGGATAGTGTGGAGGAATTAAATGATGTGATACGCAAAGAACCCATGACGGAGGAAGAAGCGTTTTTTGTGGATGCCAAGCAGTGCCATTTCAACCCCAACAGTTTGAATTTTAGATTGAGCGATTTGAGCCTGCTCAAAAACTACAAAGAGCGTGGCAATTTTTCATGGGCTAATGGGGAGCGTGATACGAAGGTGATATGGACACCCGACCCTACGGGCAGGTGGGAGATATGCTGGCTGTTTGATAAACCCGGGCAGAGCAATAAAGTAGAACGCAGGGGCAACCGATATATGCCGCTGAACGGTTTGCGATTTATTACAGGCTGCGACCCCTTTGACCATGACCAAGTAGAAGATACTAACCAACGAAGCAAGGGTTGTGCGTTTACATTAAAGCGCCACGATCCCAATGCGGAGAACGACCCTTATAACAAAGCCTTCATCTGCAAATACCTGTACCGGCACGAACTGGCGTACAGTTTTTATGAAGATATGATTATGCAGTGCTTCTACTTTGGAAGCCCACTGTTGTTTGAAAATAACAAAGGAGGTATTGCACGGTATTTTGAATTGAGAGGGTACAAAGATTTCTTGATTCATTACAGCGACCGTAAAGAAGCCGGTATTCCTGCCAGCACTGAGAACAAAGTGATGATGCTGGAAATTATGCAAGAGTTTTTTAAAGAACATATTGACAAACAATTTTTCCCTGATCTAATACAAGACCTGTTGAAGTTTGAAATAGCCAACACGCAAAAGTACGATTTGAGTATGGCAGCGGGGTGGACACTGTTTGCTGACCATTACAATGTAGCAGCCAAAGGAAGCACAGGATTAAAAGACGTAACAAAATTATTCAGGCGGTATGCCGCATAAAACAATAAACCATGACCTCATCATCATTTCCGAAGCACAATATTAACCCTGCAGAAAAGGGTAAGGATTGGTGCTTGCAATTTGCAAAAGCGGCGTACCACAGTTATGAAACCTCTGTAGGCAGAAAAATGTTTATGGGCAAGGCCCGTGTGTATGACGAAATAAAACAGTATATGTACGGCAGGCAGGACACCCGCAGGTATCACAAAGCCGTGGGTGTGGATGAAGAAACCAATACTACGTATGCTAATATTGATAACCGGGTACTGGCAATTGTTTCCAAACAACGCAGAACGGCGCTGGGCCTGCTGCAGAAAAGTTTATACAACATTGTAGCCACTACCATTGATACGCAGGCAAGGAATGAGGTGGATGAGTATTATGCACAGGTAAAAGCAAAACTGCTTTTAAAGAGAGCGCTGGAAGAACAGGCCCCCGAACTGGCAAACCATCCTTCTTTGATGCTGGATGCCAAAGACCCGCAGGATTTGGAGGAATTGGAAATGCAGGCAGAGTATGGTTTTAAACACCAAATGGCAATTGAGGCCGAGGATGCGGTGAATTTATCTTTTGCCTGGAATGATATTGCAAGATGCAGGGATATGGTGTTTGAAAAGCTGTTTGATGAGGGCGTGGCGGTGTATAAGGATTGGCTGGATAAGAATGGCAAACCAAAATTCAGAGTGTGTGATAACCGGAACATTGTGTGCAACTACTGCAACTATGCTGACTTTAGTGATTTGCTGTACATAGGAGAAGTGGTTGAAAAGCCTTTTCATGCGTTTACCGAAGATGCGGGTAATGCGTTTACCGAGGCAGAGTATGAACGTATTTATGAAAGCGCCAAGGCTACGTTTGGCAATGTAAACATGCCCGCCTATCAACAGAACGGATATGACAAATGCAAGGTGCAGGTATTGGAATTGCAGTGGTACAGTGTGGATGATTATTTTTTTGAAAGCCGGGTAACGGCGGCGGGTAATTTGATTTATGTACCCGTGAAGTACAGTGATCGTAAATACAACAGCAGGAATTATGACTACCGCCCCGTAACGATGGTGTACAAAGCGAAGTGGATTGTGGGTACTGATTTTATTTATGACTTTGGAAAGATGCCCAACCCTAAGCGTAACCCCAACAAAACCGGTATTGCCAAGCTGGATTACCATATTGAAGTCATCAACTTTGACCGGATGGAGTGCAAGGGTATTGGAGAGGATTTAATGACCATTGCTGACCAGATACATCTTGCATGGTTGAAGTGGCAAAATATACAGAACTCCCTTATTCCTTACATGATTGAAATTGATTTGGATGCTTTGGAAAATGTAGCGCTGGGGGCAGGTGGTGAAAAGCTGACGGCAAAAGAAGTGCTGGATATGGCATTTCAAAACGGGATATTGATAACGAGAAGGCAGGGTATAAGTGAACGGAACATCAACTACCAAGCTGTAAACTTTATACAAACCAATTACGGCGAAGCGGTGGCCGAAGCGTGGAATAATTTGGTGCGGGTGATAGGTATGGTGAACGAGATTATTGGGCTGAACGAGTTAACGGACAGCAGCACTCCCAACCCGAAGATATTGACCAACCCGGCAATGATGGCTGTGGAGGGAACCAAGAATGCGCTTTACAATATTGTGGCGGCTGAAAAACGGCTGTTATTGAAAGTGGCAAATGCGATGGTAAAGCGGATGCAGCAGGCAGTAAAGAAAGGAAAGGTGGAAGGTTATTTACCGGCGCTGGGTGAGGGTACGATGAAGTTTATACAACTGAGCCCGGATTTGGATTTGCACGAGTTTGGAATTTTTCTTGAAGATAAACTGACCGATGAAAAGCGGCAGCTATTTGTGCAGGAAGTGTTTAACTATAAGAGCCAAGGGTTGATTGACCCTACCGATGCGATATTGGTAGAGAATGAACCTAACCTAAAACGTGCTGCACAAATGCTGGCATACCGTATTGATAAGCGTAAGAAGCAGATGCAAAAAGAAGCCATGCAGCAGCAGCAAATGAACGGGCAGATACAGATACAGAGCGCACAAGCTGCAGAACAGTTTAAGCAGGAAACACTTCAATTGGAATACCAGTTAAAAGCCGAGTTGCTGAAAATGGAAATTGATGGCAAGCTGATGCTGAAACAACTGGAAGTAGAAGGCAAAGTAAGCGTAACCGATAAAGAGCAAACCACCAAAGAACGGATTAAAGACAAAGAATTGGGACTACCGCCTGCCCCGCAGCAACAGATACAAATTGAGCCTGTAACGGAAGATGAAGAAATGTAAAATAAAATTATTTTACTATTAGAATTTTTAAAATATCTTTGAGATACAAAATGTATCTGTATGGCAAAATTTATTAAAGAGGTTGAAGCATTGCAACTGGTGTTTACTGAAAAGCAGAAGAAAGAAATACTTGCTTCTAAAACACCTGTAGAGTGGGTGCTGAACTGCCCCGTTAAAAAGAATGGCAGCGATCTTTTTATTGAATTGGTGATTAACGGAGCATCTGCCATTGCACAGGAAAGCGATTACATTCTTTTGGGCAAACAGGGCGAAGTGATTGCGGTGCAGAAAAAAGATGTGTTTGAAGCAGAACACAAGGCCGTTGAAAAACCTGCCAAGGATAAAAAATAAACACAAACATGGAAGATTTACAAACACAAGAAACACAGGAGCAGGGTACAAGTGTAGAGGAACTGGAAGTGGTATCGTTAAGTGAGCTTTTGAAACCAGCGGAAACGCCGAGCAGTGAAGAACCCGCCAACCCAACACCTGAACCAGCGGCCACAACTGTAACCGCAGAACCAGCACCCGCTGCACCCGAATCAACCCCGGCACCGGAGATAGCGACCCCAAAGATTGAGTACGCTCCGCCGCCACAAAAGGAATTGACAGCCGAAGAACTTGTTCAACGGTTTGAAGATAAAACAGCTCTTTTAAAGCAATTAGGGTTAGATGATTTTCTGATTGGCGCTTTGGATTATTACAAAGCACAAGGAGACCTTACCCCTTACCTGGAAGCAAAAACGGTAGACTTTGCCAAAATGCCGGAGCAGCAGATCGTAGAGCGTAAACTCAGAGAGAAGTACGCCTCACTTGGGCTGGCCGAGGATAAGGTAAACAAACTGGTGCAGCATGACCTGATACAAACCTACAAACAGGACGAAGCTACATTTTCTGAGACAGATGTGGAGCTGGGCCGCCTGCGTATGGAAGCGGATGCTGCCCTATACCGTAAAGAGTTTATGGAGCGGCAGCAAAAATTTGCAGCACCACCTAAACAGCCACAGGAGCAGGTACAGGAACCGAGCCATGAAGAATTGATTGAAGCCACCAAGCAGCGTGTTTTGGCCGAACCGCTGGTGCAGGAGTTTGTAAAAAAGCCCCTGTTGAAGATTGGTGACGATGAACTATCATTTAACTACGAAGCAAAGAATGTGAATGCAGCATTGGGCGTGTTGGTTGATCCTGCACAAATGACTTTCTACACCTCCAAGAAAGATGAGATGGGAAGGATTTTGACGGATGTAAACGGCAACCCGGTGCCCGACTATTCATTTCTTTTGGAATTAGCCGCACACATTACAGACCGGCAGAACTACAATACGCTGCTGATGAAGCACGGTAAATCTTTGGGAACAAAACAGATTGCAGAGCAACTGAACCCCGAAGCGCCGAGCGGACAGGCAGTAGTACCTGATAGTGCCCCTGTAAACACGATGCAGGCGCTTGCTGATGCTTTACGACAGGAGCACGGGTAAAACATTTTTAACTATTAAACCTTATCAATTATGCCACAAGGATTAGGCACTCAAAATAAAAAGACCGTAAGTGCGGTGGATATGTACGACGCAAGAGACATATTCCGTGACGGTATCTTAGACATCTACGACCAGGAAGGGTTGATGGATATTTTAAAGCTCAGTAACCGTATGGAGAAACACACTTCTTCCAACTGGGTATTTCACAATTTTACAGATGAGGATGTGAACCGTACAGTAACCGCTCAGGCAACTGTATTAACAAGCGGAACACCATCTGTAACCGTTCCTATTAACGTACAAAACTATGTGCGTGAGGGGGATTTGATTACTACCGTTTCCGGAAAGCAGGCCCGTGTGTTTTCAGTAACAAGGGGTACACCTGACAGCATGGTTATTAAATCTGTTGACGGTGGCAACCTTACTGTAACAGCCGGTGACGTGCTGGTTGTGGGTAGCCGTGCAGAGCGTGAAAACAGTAACGCTCCTGAGAACCTGAATTTTACTCCTACCAAAGCATTGGGTAAGATTCAAGCGTTTTCTGAAACCTACCGGATTACCGATGTTGAAAAGTTTGATACCAAAGAAGTAAGCGTACAGGGCAGCAAAATGATTGTTGACTACGGTGCGTTGAAAACATTGCAGAAACTTTTAAGCCAGGTAAACTATCAGATGATTGCAGGGCAGATGAGTGCTACCAGTTTTTCTGACAGCGCTCCCGGTGATGTGGATGCTGATGGCTACACGTATCAAAGCACCCGTGGCTTGCATGATTACATTGCCTTTGGTGGTGGCGTAAGCGACAGTGTGGCTTCTGCAGGTACGTTTACAAAAGCCGATCTGGACGACCATGTAAACCAGATTGTAGCTAACAGAACAACCGCTACATCGTTCCTCGGTTTGCGTTCTACCAAGATTGCAAACATTATGGACAGTTATTTTAAAGGCACCAGCAATACCGGAATGACCAGTGCAAGGCTGCAGGTGGATGGCAAGGAGATCAACTTTGATGTTGAAAAAGTTACATCTGGTGGTTTAACCTTCCAATACGCTGTATTGCCCATATTGAACAACCCACGTTTGTTTAATATGACCGGTAATATTTTCCATAACACGCTTTACCATATTCCACTTGACAAAGTGAAGCTGGTGGGCGGTGGTTATGCCGGCCGCATCCGCCTCCGTTATAAAAATACTCCTTCTGAGTATGGTAACGGTATGATTGCGGAAGCACACAGCGGTATGTTTGGCAAAGGCGGTAACAGCCTGAAAGCAAACATGGAGAAGCGTTTTTACACTGCGCAGGGGCTTGAAATTCTTGGCCCTCAGCACTTCTCAAAGTTGCAGTTCATTTAATACCAAAGGGGAGGCAACTCCCCTTTCTATCTTTTTACATAAACACACAAACATGAAACAGCTTGGACGTTACAACAGAGTTTCTGCTAAGTTTTTGCAGGAGCTGGGTGTACAACAGCTTAAACCGGGAGAGCGTAAAAAGTTCCGGTACAATACAGACAGGATTATTGTGAACGAGAACGGGAAGAAAGAGTATGCTTTTCCCGAAGTTTTTAAGCTGCCGCCTACGGATAGTATTTACGATCCTTATGCCAATGAAGCCGGTGGTGCTATTGTAGATATTGGGTTGGTGAACGGAGTGGATGCAAGCGGCACTGCTATTGACAGCCAGATTATACGAAGATTTTTCAGGCCGGAGCCCGGCACGGGTAATATTTACCTGTATGGCAACAGTGATGAGGACAGGTACCTGTATTGGTATATGCAGTTATGCAATTATAATGCTAAGAGAAAAGACAGGGACAACAGCAAGACGGCTTTGTTTTACGAGGTGGATGAGAATGCAGAAGCAAAAGCAAGCCTGAGCAAACGAACCAAACTCTTTGAAATACAAACTTACGTAAACAGGCTTTCGGGCAGGGATTTGATTATGGTGGCCAAAGCGGTGGGAAGGCCAACAGAAGGGCAATCTCCTGAAATGATTAAAGATGATTTGTGGGCCTTTGCGGAAGGAAACCCGGATGGATTTGAGGCGCTGATGAAAGATGATAAGAAGATTGAAAGCCTTTCTGTGATTAAGAGGGCGCTGGACGAAGGCATATTGGTTTACGATGCCGTGCAAATGACAGTAACGAATACTGCCAGCAACAATGTAGTGGCAACATTAAAACGTGTGGAGGGTAAGAGCACACACGAACAACTGGATGAATATTTTAAAACGACCTCAAAAGGTGAAAAAGAATACGAAACAATCAAGAAACTGGTAGCTGCCAAAGCTGCGCAATGATGTGTTTTGTGTTTGTAGTAGCCCGTAAAGCTACTGACCCTCTTTGTTTAGAGAGGGTCTTTTAAAAAACTTTGGTAGCCATGCCGGATTTAAGTGCATATATCAACTTTACGGTGCGATTTGACTACACGCAAAACAAATTTGTTTTGACGGATACGGGCACCTATCCCGGCGGTGTGGCTAATAACCTGATTGGCATTTTTGATATTACGCACCCTGACCAGATAAGAGAAGATGGGGCGTGGGCAACTCCTGATATTTCATGGGGCGGCAGCGCTTTAACAACCGGGCTGAGGGATTTGCGAAGAAACGCACAGAACAAACCACAGTGCGGCACTTACATCTTTAAGTACACAATTGACCATCCGAGTTATACTCCTACGGTGCTTACCAAAACCGTGAATTTTCAATACGTGCCCGTTACGGGTGTGATTACTAAAAGTTTTGATGTGTTTACGCCACAGTTGAGGGCGCTTGACAATGTGAACTATGGCATTAGTGGTTACACAATTGCCAGCACGGTAAGAAGCTGGGTGGCTACGGTGGGAACAGTGGGCACGGTTACCGGAAGTACAGCCACGCTTGACCTTGCTATTGCAGGTGTTTATTACGATGCGGCTTATACCATTGCGCTGAGCACTACGCTGGTTTACAACAACAGCAATGATACGTGGGTGAGCATTAAAGATGTGGTGGCAAGTACATTGAACACCCAAGCAAACACACCGCCCGATACCTGCAGCTTACTTGCTTACTTGAATACCATTAAACAGCGGGCCGATGATCTTGCTGCTTCCTGCCAGCCGTATGAGGCAGCAAAGAAAGCCTATGAGTATGCAGCTAATTTGTATTTCCACATTTTAGAGCGGTTGAAAGCCGGTAGTACAACGGGTGTGATTGATTATGTAAATGAGTTTTTGACCATTTACTATAACGCCGCTCCCGCTTATGTTAACACCAATACAGCGATAGCCCCTTATGTTTTTTGCTATGCGGTTACGGCCGGTGATGTTACAAAGTTTTTTGTAACCATGAGTACAACGGCCCCCAGTTATACGAATGCTGTGTTTAGCGGCAAAAGTATTTTAATGACCGCTAATGAGGGCATGGTGCTGAGAGATACGGATATAAGTTTAACGGGCAGCACTGTAAGTAAAACGAATGTAGGTGATGAATTTGTAGCGGGAACTTGGTATTTGTTTTTATTAAAAGAAAGTTGATGAAACAAGTTATAACGATATTGACTTTAGTGTGCAGCATGGCGGTGCAGGGGCAGAGTGTGATTGACGGGCAGTATTACCAAAACATGAGGAGGAATGATAAGATTGACCGGGTGCTGCATGACAGTATTATGGGGCTACCTCAAATACTTGCATCGAAAGGGAAGCGACCGGGATCATTGTTTTATAATATTTCTGACAGTTCTGTTTATGTGTGGACGGGTGTCCAGGCGCTAAAGATTGGGAGCGGCGGTTCATTTTCAGGAATAGATAGCGGAGCGTTTAGAAATATTGTTGCGTTAGGTGATAGCGGGTTGATTTTTGAGAGAGCTAACGGCATAAAAGATACAGTAATTTTTGCAAACGGTTCGGGCGGTGGTGGAGGCGGCGGTTCTACAGATACAACTTCTTTAAGTAATCGAATTAATCAAAAGCTAAATATAAGCGATACGGCTTCAATGCTAAATCCTTATATGCGAAAGGTAATTGATACAGGCACGATTGCAAACCGTCCTGTCTCTCCATTTATAGGACAACGTTATTACCAAACGGATGAGTTAGTAGGATTTTACAAATATACTCCGAGGGGTTGGCAATGGGAATACCCTGAAATGATTTACGATATAAAGTTCCACTCAATGACGGGAAGCACAAACCCAAGATTGACAACATTTACGGCTAACGGTGGTTTTGTAGGTGCTTTTAATGCTTATCCGTTGGGCATGAACGAAAGTGCCATATTTGTTACAGGCACTAACTCTAACGGTGTTTCAGGATTTAGGTTAAACACATCGCAAAGTGTTCCGAGTTTTTCTATGAGTACCCGTTACATGGTAATGCAGCATAGAGTTGTTTTTTCTCATACATCTAACTCCACAGACAGATTTGTTTTTTATGCAGGTTCAAGAGATGTTGAGCAAACAGACGGCACATCTAACTCTATTTTTTGGAGATACACTGACACATTAAATAGTGGTAACTGGCAGTTAGTTATTGTAGATGGGGGCGGTACAACAACAATAAATACAAGTACGGCGGTTGATGATTCAACAATTTATAATCTGGTAGTTCAAAAAGAACCAACGTTTATAAGAGCTTTTATTAACGGTACAAAAGTAGGTGAAGCGGTATTAACAGAGCCTGCAACTGTTTTTCCTGTATTAATGAACGCTGCGATAGTTAAGCGAAGCGGCACAGCAGAAAGAAGATTTTTAATAGATAAAATTAGATTGTATGAGTATTAAGTATCGTATCACTTCAGGTCAGAATACGTATGATTTTAATACGATGCAACTGGCCGAAGATTGGAAGCAAAGGAATAATTCAAACCTACCTATCACAGAAGTAGAAGTTGCTGATGTGGTAGTAAAAGAACCCGTACCGCAATCAGTTCCACTTTGGTGTTTAAGAACAGTGTTAAGGTCAATGAACTTATTACAACCTGTTAAAGATACCATTGCTGCAATGCCTGACGGGGTACAAAAGATTGCAGCCGAGGAAGGCATAGAATACAGTAATACGGTGTTAAGAAGTTCACCAACTACCTTATTTATTAAACAGGTGTTGAACTTAACCGATGAACAGGTAGATGAAATTTTTATAAACGCAGATAAAGTAGAAGCATGAAATATTTAGTAGCGATATTATTTTTACTGATTGGATTAAGCACACAAGCGCAGCAAAGAATTGTAATTGAAAACTTAGCGGCGGTTGACAGTGCATGGATAAGCGGCGGTAATTTATTTTACAGGAAAAACGGTAACACGTTCAATGCAGGAAGCGTTGGCGGCACAGCACCTGTAACAAGTGTGTTCGGAAGGACGGGAGTTATCACAGCGCAAAGCGGTGATTACGCTTCATTTTATCAGCCACTTAATTTAAAGCTCACTAATTTCTCCGATTTAGTAAACGGCACAGGATGGTTGTACAACAACGGTTCGGGAACATATTCATGGAGCAATCCATTTCCTTCTGATACCTCACTATCTATTAACAACAGGATATTAGCCGCCGGCACAACATACACGGCGGGGAATGGTTTAACGTTAAGTGGGAATCAGTTTAAGTTAGGCGGTACAATATCAGAAAATACAACAATAACAACGCCTTCAAGTTATAATTTTAAAATAACCCAAAGCCTGTACGAAAATTCTTCAGGCAATTACTATACAACTTTTTTAGGAAAGTTTACAACTACAGATTTAGGTGACAATGTTGATTTATTTGGATTCAAAGATGATTCCTATTCAAGCTACTTAGGCTTTCATCCAAATAACGGAACTGTAATAAAGGGTTTATTTATTTTTAAGAACCTATCTGGTACGACATCCGATACCTCTACATATAAACCATTAGGCATATCGGCAACAGGCGGCATAAGACCTTTGGAATACTGGCCTTCTGGTTCTGGCAGCGGCTTCCCTTCCGACACATCCTTATCCATCAACAACCGCATCTTAGCCCGTTTTCCGTCTGATAGCTCCTTATCAATAGGCAACAGGTTTTTAGGTAAGCAGGATTTACTTGTAAGCGGTACTAATATAAAAACAATCAACAGTACAAGTTTATTAGGCAGCGGTAATATTTCAATATTCCCAAGTGATACCTCTGCCTCAATCAATAACCGTTTCTTTTCTTATACCACACGCTCTGAGTTTTTAGATAGTATGGCCGCAATGGGTAACATCACTATCAACTCACAGTTTGCGCCTATTGCTACACAAACAGGAGCAGACATATTCATTCACTCACTGGCACATACCAGCATGAGCAACCTGCTTACTATTGATAGTGCCGTGGGTACTTACGGTAAGAATTACAGGTACACCATCAATCAGGGCAACTTTAGTTTATCATCTTTAGGTGGTAGTTTAAATCCTTCTCAGATAGCGCAAAGCGGGGCTACAAGCGGGCAGGTTCTTAAATGGAATGGCAGTGCATGGGCACCCGGTACAGATAATACAGGCGGCGGCGGATCTTCTTTAACCACACAATCCGTAACAGGTACAGGCGCAGTGGGTGATAGCATTAAGTTAGTGAACGATGCGGCCAGCCCCGGCAACAATCAGGTGTATGGCACAAACGGAAGCGGTACAAAAGGATGGCAACAAACAGAAGTAGTAAATAAAACATCTATTGCGACAGGTGATTTGCTCCAATGGGATAACACCAACAGCGAATGGGATAACGTAAAGTTAGACAGCATACTGAAAAAGCGGTTTGAGTATCAAACAAGAGTTGCATACGATTACCATAATGAATTTATAAACACAGTAGGAACTGCTGCACCTGGTGCAGATGTGGTGGCTTTAAACAGTGGTGCAAGTGCAGCTACATCAGCACAAACAACTGATGCTACAAACCGTGTAGGTTTAGTAAGAACTACTACAGGTACAACCGCTACGGGCAGAAGCTATGTAAACACTGCATCAGCAGCCATCCGTTTAGGCGGCGGTTGGTGGAAGTATGAAACAATGGTAAACGTTACAACCTTATCAACAGGAACAGAACGCTATCAATTATTATTCGGATTCTTTGATACTTACACAGCAGCAAATCAGGTTGATGGAGTTTATTTTCTTTATGATGAAGGCGGTGTGAGTACAAGTAGTGCTGCAAGTGCTAACTGGCAGATAGTAACGGCATCCAACAGCGCAAGAACATTTACAACTACATCCACAGCGGTAAGTGCCGCTACATGGGTACGATTAACTGTTATAGTAAACGCTGATGCTACTTCTGCACAGTTTTTTGTAAATGGCACATCGGTTGGGGTTCACTCCACAAACATACCATCGGGCACGGGCCGTGAATTAGGATTTGGCTGGGGTATGATTAAGAGTGTGGGTACAACAGCAAGAACACTGGATGTGGATTATTTAAGCACACAATTAATATTTACAACCACAAGACAATGAGGTTAATACTTACCATACTTTTTTTAATCAATGTTGCTTTTGCTCAAAACCCGATTGGGTTGAGCAGAACAGGTTACCCACAAGTAGTAGCTCAGTTCAATTTCACATATACAGGCTTCCCGTCTAACGTGCCTGATTGGGTTACTATGATGGGAGACCCTTACACAGCCGTTGTAACGGGTAATGATTCAAGAAGCGGTTCAACTATTACGTGTAGTACAGTGGGTACAGGTTCAAGCAACTGGAACTGGAATGGAATTTCGGCGGCAGGATGGGTAATTATTGATTTGCAAAACTCTGATTTCCCTATTGAATGCGGTAGTGGTTATTATTTTAATCAATCTACTACCTATCCGGCAGGGGGGAATATGAGGTTTAGTGGATTAAATACAGCAGGAACTTATACACTTGAAATATTAATGGTTCGTCCGCAGGTTACAGATAACAGGCTTTCGTTAATAGCCTGTATTGATAACGGAGGCACTGAAACTATCAATGACATAAACGTAGCACCTTCAACAAACAATTTCGGCACTATCAGGAATCAAAAAATATCAACTGGTACTATTTACCGGTTTACAGGTAAAGTTCCAAACGGGAGCGGCGAGATTTCATTGGGAATTGCGGCTGCCCCGGCAAACACATTCGGTTATATAAATGCAGTAAGAATAATCAGAACATCATGAGATTTTTATTAACCATATTCTTTTATCTCGTATCGCAATTTGCGATAGCACAACATACGTCACCGCTTGTAAATGCAGGTAGTGATATAAACCTTACGTTACCCGTAAACAGTACATCAGCAAGCGCAAGTGTTACGTATTATGACGGTGCTACAATGGTTTCACAGTTGTGGACGAAGGTTCAAACGCCACGGCAGCAGACATACTCTATTGTGATTATCGGCAGTTCTACAGCACAGGGTTTTGGAGTAACTACGGCAGAATATTTTGGCACTAAGTTATCATCTTATTATAAGCCTTTAGGATTAGTTGATAGCGTTTACAACGCAGGTGAGGGTGGGCAAACCATATTTGGAGCTTCTATCACAGGCCGTTTAAATATCGGCGGTTCGCATCAAAGAAAAATAATCATTCTTTCTTACCCGTCTAACGGTTACAACGGCAGCACTTATACAGATGCACAGATATTAAACCGATTCAGAGAGTGGAGGGATAGTATTGTAAACAGAGGTTATGAGTACATCGTAATGGGTACGCAACCCCGTGAAGATTTTAGTGCGGGAGACAGAACACGATTAAACAGGCTGAACGATTCTTTGATACTTATTTTCGGTACAAGGTTCGCCAATGTGATGAAGATAGGCAAAAACACAGGAAACGACCTTTGGAAAACAACAATGACCATTGGCGACCAAGTACATGGTAACGGTACGTTTCACACGGAAATTAATAACCTAATTCGTGCAATCAATCCTTTCAGATACATAGCTGAAAACTTCGACAAAATAAGAAGCAGCACATCTACATCAACAGCCATTGATTCTTTAAGTTACAAAGGAAAACATCTTTACCAGTTTAGTGTAGTTGATAGTGATGGACACGGCGGCAGTGATATTGTGGCGGTAAACGCAAACAGTTCATGCTCCGGCACCGCTTACACCGTTGGAGCTTATTACTACAACACCAATGGAGCAGCCCTACAACCCGGCGATACTTTATTCCTTGACGGCAATAACCTGTACGCTCAGTTTGAGTTATTTAATGCTACAGGTACGGCTGGCTGTCCTATTACCATTATGAATACCAATAAGCAGGTAACGTATCGAAATTGGGCTAATCCGGGAACAGGTTATTTTAACCTTTACTCCTGCAAGTATGTAAACGTTACAGGTACGGGAAGTAAAGACAACTACGGCATCGTATCACAACCTTATAGTAATGACAGCGTTTTAAACAGCCTGATCTCTTTTTCTCTTGACGGGAAAAGTAAGCGTGTTACCTATAGTAATATCCTTGCCCGTAATACAGGTATGGGTTTTTCAATAAAGGACGAAGGCCGTTGTGACAGCAGTTTCAACTACCCTTTATGGACAATAGACAGTATCACTATCCGCAACTGTGCTGCTATAAAAACATGGAACCAGGGTTTTTATGTGGGCAATACTTCACCTGATAACCGGTTAGGCGGCTATGACGAAAGACCTGTAAACTGTAGTGGCACCACGAAATACCCTATGCCTGCACGTATGGGCAATATCAGAATCTTTAACTGCATCACAGACAGTACAGGCCGTGCCGGTATTCAGTTATCAAGCGCCAGTAAAGGTTACAGCTACATCTATAACAATATAGTAAAGCACTCAGGCATCGGCGGCGATCAGGCACAGTGGGGTGGTATTGTGGTAGGCAACTATACGCAGGCATCTATCTTCGGTAATACAGTTGTATGCACGATGGGTTGGGGCATTGCTTCCAGCGGCTCTTGCGGCCCTAAGCCTTTAGAGATTTACGACAACTATGTTGACAGTGCAGGGTATCTTAACTACTTCCAGTTCTGGGGCCGCAGCCCTGAAGCGATCAGGTACAGCACCGATCCCGTTTACACCAATAATCTCACCACCAATATTTACAGCATCTTCTTAGCCACCAGACAAACAGAGAACCCGGTGAATGACAGTACAGGTTTCAGGATTTACAATAACAGGCTGGGGTTGATTAAAAACGTAACCAATATCGGTGCAGCGGATTACAGGAACACATTCAGGAAGATCAACAATTTCATTTGTGGCAATACACGTATCAGCAACGGAGCAGCGGCTACTTTTCAAAAGGAAGAGGCGCCGGCAATTAATTTCAATAACTGCCCTACTCCTAAGCGAAGAACGAGGTATAGAGCCAATTAATGAAAGCAATCAGTAAACAGCTCAAAACAATAATAAGCGCAAGCGGGAGGTAATTTAAAAAACGTTTCACAGGTAAAAGTTACTAAAAAAGATGGAAAGTCAGCTCACAATAGAAGAAAGGCAAAAGTTCTGGCAGGCTATAGATCAGATGAATGAAGCCAATAAAAAGATTGAAAAAATTTACGTATTGCTTGCAGGTGATGAGGCTTTGCATCAGGAAGGGTTGATTGAGCGGGTGATAAAACTGGAGACGGAAGTAAACTCAATGAAAGAGCAGATGCAGAAAGCTAAAGGCTGGATTGCAGGGGCTTTATTTGTTGGTTCTATTGTTGGTAGCGGATTGACATTATTTATCAAATACTTAATAAGCAAAACATGATACACTTTGAACTTTATTTGTTAGGAGCCGCAGGTGTGGCTATTCACTATTTTAAAGATTGGGTAAACCATAACAACAAAGGGTTGAGCTACGGATGGCAGAAAGCTGTTCCTATGGCGGCGCTCTCTTTGTTAACAACATGGCTGCTTGTATATCTCCGTGAAGATATTGCAGACCTTTTTGTAATAACTCCGTTCTCTACAGTTGTACTCGGTTACTTTGGTAACAGTGTATTCTTCTCATTTGTGGAGGCGAAAAAACCAAAAACAAAACCAGATGACAGCGAACAACAACCTGGGGTTTGAACCCGGTAACTGGAATTTTAAAACGGTATCAGCAATATGTATGCTGCTGATACTTCTTTTCTATGCTTTATCGCACAGCAGTTGTAACCCGGTACGCCGTGTGCTGCTTGATGACGAGAAGTACAAGATTGTAACAGATAAGTTTGTGAGCGAAGGCGGATGTGTAAATGACACCATCTTTTCAAGCGATACGACCGTTTTGCTTGACACGCTTTATTCTCTTGATTTCAAAACCGATACTGTTTACATAGATGATGTAAAGACAGTGGTACGCACTGAATTTAAGACAGTAGAGAAACGTGTTATCATCAGAGATACAGCAGTAGTTACCGACAATTCACGCATAAATCTTCTACAGAAAGAAGTTAGTAAACATCTGGAGGATAAAAGTAAACTAAATGAAAAGATAGTATCACTTCAGGATGATTTACAGGCGCAGAAAAAGAAAACGGGTAAGTGGAAGTTGTACTTCTGGATAATCCTTATTGTATCTATTACTATTCAATTCAGAAAGCCGATTCTCAGACTTATTTCACCATTAAAATTTTAATTATGAACTGGAGTTTATTGTTATTCGTAGTGTTCGCCCTTATTGTGGTGGCACTTATTGACTTGGTAAAAGGTGGTACCGCTGCCGTTGTTAAAAATAAATACTGGTACGCACTCAGCCTGTTTACCTGTGGTTTGCTCGCTTATTTCATCAAGGAAGATATTGTACAAAAGTTAATCCTGATCGGTTGCGCCATCGGGTTTGTACACATCTTCAAAGGGCTGAATAAAGTAAAAGGAGACACAAATATTTATAACCAATAAAATTACTAATATGACTTTATTAGCACTCACAGCAGACTTTTGGATTATCACAACCTTTTGTTTTTGGAGCAGCTTTATCTGGCTGTTTTTTGCATGGAAGCAACACAGCGGCGGTTCTTACTATTGGAAGCGTGACCAATGGGGTAGGAGGATTGAGAAAGTATTTGATGGTAAAAAAATCCCTATCTACAAAACATCAATGTTTTATATGTTCCTTATTCACATTGCATTTGGAACGGTAATTTTTGTTTTAGGAAATGATTATTGGGATTTGTGGTTTGGTAAATAATTTGAATATGATTATCACATACCTGCTCATTTTTCTGGCGGCAGCCATGAATGCTATTATGGATCGCACAGAAAACATTGTAGCGTTTAACCGTTCCGTATTCAGTCATGCAGATAAGCGCTTTTGGTGCAAGGAAATAAGCTGGCAGTATGCCGCTAAGGTATTCGGCTGGAAAGCTGATGTCTGGCATATAGCCAAAAGCAGCATGATTATACTCCTTGCTTTTGCAATGGTGTTTTTTGAAAGCACCGGCCATTGGTGGCTGGATATACTCGCCATCGGTGCCGCATGGAACGGCACGTTTAATTTATTCTATCACAAAATTTTGTACAGGTGATTTTAAACTACAATGCCATCCGGCCAATGTTCCGAGGCGGCAGACTATCCCAAAGCCAGGTAACAAATATTGATGCTATAATCAAAGAAGCGGTAGCCCGTAAAGTAACAGATAAGCGTTTTGTGGCTTACATACTCGCAACCGTGTTTCATGAAACGGCGCAAACCATGAAAGCTATTGAGGAGTACGGAAAAGGACGTGGTAAGCGCTACGGCAGTAAGATTAAGTTTGATGGCAAACCTTACGCCACACCTGATAAATTGTACTACGGCCGTGGGCACACGCAAAACACATGGTATGAGGTGTATGAAATGCTTACGAGAGAGGCACGAAAGCAAGGCAAGGATTGGGATTTTTTAAATAAGCCTGAGTTATTGCTGGAGATGGAGCCGAGTATATGGGCAACGTATGAAGGGATGCTGAGAGGGTTATATACAGGTAAAAAACTTAGTGATTACTTTAACACCAAAACTGATGTAATCAATGCCCGGCGTATTATTAATCTGCTTGACAAAGCTCAATTGATAGCGGCTTATTATAAGGTGTTTCACGATGCAATCCAATTATGATAGTATCATTTGATTTTGATAACACGCTTTCCAGAAAAGATGTGCAGGACTATGCCAAAGAATTGATTAGCCGTGGTATTAAAGTATGGGTTATTACAAGCAGATTCGATGAGCTTCATAAGCATCGTTACCCGCACAATCCTACTATAGATGATTTATGGGAGGTAGTTGATCAAGTAGGCATACCGAGATGGAGGGTTCGCTTTACCTGCATGGAAAGTAAAAGTCTTTACCTGATGCACACAAAGGTTATATGGCATCTGGATGATGATATTATTGAATTAAGTGCTATAAAGTACGATAAATGTAAAACGGTAGGTATAAATGTAAAAAGTGGCGGTTGGAAACAAAAATGCGAAAGAATATTAAAACGGTTCCTCTAAATAAGAGCGGCAAAAAAAGGCGATCAGTAGGTGCAGGCAACACGCTGAAACAAATCCGCCGCAATGCGGGTAGTGAAAAGCCCCGTACCGTTGTTGCCGATTTAACCTCGCAAAGCATAAGCATACAGCAGCAACACAAGTTTGGATTAAAAATTATAACGAATGGCAAAAAGAATCAGTATTAAAACATCGCAGCCGCACCCTATGGTAACAAGGCATTTGCGTCATTGCCCTTTGAGGTGTCTGCTAAAATTGAGGTGTCTGCGTGGGCAACGAACGCAAATACCCAACCGTTAGTGGTAATGGGCAGACAATCATCCATGAACTGCATAACGATTGTATTTATTTTTTTGCCCACGCCACACATTAGTTTCCAATTCAACATTTTATTAATCATTCATCAAAATCTTATATTTTCTATCCCGCTAACAAGAATATGCCAGTAAAATTGAGCCCAGGTAAAATACTTCGGTGTCTTATCCGCTGCTGAATTAAAATAACCATAAACTCCTTCATGAGATGGTAATATCCTTTTTGTTATGTGCATCCACGGCTCTTTCGTGCTGTATAGTATATTATAAATTTGAACGGGGCTTTTATCGAACATTATCTGCTTAATTTCATTAGCAGAAAAGGCTTCAAAAACAACTGTCTTATTCTCCACATATTTACCAAATGTATTTTTTATAGATGCAAAAAACATGGTAGCTCTTGCATCATCTTCTGTTCCTTCATATTTATTATCATAAATTTCAGGATAATTGATTACAGACTTTATAAGTTCACTCTTAAAAACTTCGGTAAATGAAGGTGAACATTCTGGACAATCAGTTTCGTAGCCGCCGCCAACAGTGGGCATTGATACGAATATCTTTTTAGTCCCGTTGCAAGTAGTACAATCTGACATTGTTTATATTTTTTGATGAATAAAATGTTTATTGCGTCAGTCGGGCTTCAGTTCCCTGATTAAGCGTTCGGTTTTCCAAATTCCCGCCCGAACGCAAAACCCTGAACGTTAGCGGCTATGTATAGACACAATCATAACCGTGTCACCAACAATGTATTTATTAGCACTATCTTTTAACCACCACGAGTTTTTCCCTGTAACTGAAATCATTTGGTATTGATAAATGCCTTTACCATAAGGCTGTACATTTTTAACATAAAATCTTCCATCAGAAGGCATCAGCTCGCCGCAAGATGAAAACACAGCCACTAACAATAAAATTGCCACAAGTACGGCTGACGAATGTAAATTGAACTTTTGCATAGATTTATTTTTTCAGGTTTTACAGATACTCATTAACTATTTGTTTAGCTGCCCATATTAGGTAAATAACAAACAAAAATGATATTACACCAATTGTTTCTTGAGAGTAGTATCTTGCCGCTAAATACAGAAGGTATCCAGCTAAAATAAAAGCCGCCGCTATCACCACGCTTAAAAGCCATTTGAGTATGTGTTTCATTCTATTTGATTTCTTGAAGCAAAGAATTAATAACTACATCTATTTGTTTTTTATGACCTAAATTACTTTCTAAGATAGACTTAAAAAACATCTTGTAAACATCATCAGTTAAAATGTTATTTTTGTTTACATATGGATAACCAAATTCTTGCAGGTTCTTAACTCCGTTATTAATTAATTTATCTCTTAATTCTTGATTGTTCATGACTTCTTCGTTTTATATTGTTCAAGTTTCTCCGCTGCAAAACGGCGGAACAAGAGCCTCGTCTGTGCCGACTGTTCCTTAAAGTGTTTAACTGCATTTTCGTAATATATTTTGTTTATCTCTATTCCAGTAAATGAAAACTTTTCTTCCAACGCTGCAATGGCACTATTTCCACTACCTAAATGCGTGTCAAGTATCGTTTGTCCTTCTGTTGCAAATTTGCTTAAAATCCACCGATAAAGCTGTTTTGGCTTTTGTGTAGGGTGTATTTTCGTTTCTGCACTTGTGTTGCCTTGTAGCCCCCCATAATATCTATAATCAAAACAAAGTGCGGGTTTTTTAAATGAAGTCCACGCCAATTCACCATCAGCAAAATTTGCAACAGGATTCTGCTTATACCAAAATATAAAGCATTGTGTAGGTGGTAGCGGAAAATAGTTGCCCCCCCCAAACAATTTGATTTTTGCTTACTCTAAAAAGCTGCTCCCAGTATTCATCTTGTGGCGTTTCTTTATCCCAATCTGCATTGTGATATTTATTCGCTTTATAGCGGTTTCCGTTGCTATCCTTGTTTGTTCTATTAAACGCCCCAAAGTTTAACCCATACGGGGGGTCTACTATTGCCAAATCAAATTGTTTGTCCTCAAATGTTTTCATTACCTCCACACAGTCGGCATTAATAAACCGAATAGAAGGGCAGCTGCTAACATCGGCTATAACCAATGGCGGCTGTGTGCTAATTTGTAAGTTTGTATCTTCGTTCATTCTGTACCATATTTTGAAAGTTTTGTACTCGTAATCCGCCACTGGTCATAGCCGCAAAACGTTAGCTGCTACCTTTCGGACACAGCATAATAATTCGACAAGTGATTTTCTACAATACGTAAACACTGTTTTTTCTCACCAAAAGAAAGTTTTTCAGAAACAAAATATGACATCTCGCCATCGGTTAAATTTTCTGCTAAGTAGTCGTATTCATCATCTGTAATTCTGTAAACTTCTTTTATTGCGTTATCAAACAAATCAAGCATACCACCGCTTGACTTTATTTTTAAATCTTCGTATGGTCGAAACTTTCTTTTACATCGACTGACAAAGGCAGCAGCTAACATGGCATTGGTTCCATGTGGGCTGACGTTCAAATTTTTATCCATAGTAATTCAATTTTGCTTTAGTAATTTATTCGGCTAACGTGCAAGAAATCCCACACGGCAGCAATACCTGAACGTTCTTTGCAATGCCGCTGACGGTTCATTATTCAGCGACATCATTTGTATTTGTTTTTTGCCCACGCTTCTTACCCAGCTTATGTTTTTCAATCAGCTTTTGTAGTGCTTTATTTATCTTCATCTTTTCTTCATCTGTAAAATCTGTTGGGTTGTTTCTACTATTGAAACCACGTATCTTGAACTTGTGGCTTTTTATCTCTGGCAGAAATTCAGCAAAGAATGGATCGGCTTTTATATAATCAAACAACTTCATTTGAATATAAATTCAGGCAAATCAATTTTTTCAACAGGAAAATCTTTGTAAGCATCAATATAATGTTTACTACATCCAGCAGAATATAAATCTATCATAACACCAATTTTTAATCTTTCTCTCATACTTTCAGTGAAATCTTCTGGCAGCAAATCAGTGTATGTTTTTATGAATTTATCAACTGTTTTTTTGCTGAAAGAGACCCTGCCGCTTTTTGTCTCATAACCATATTCAGCGCAAAATTGTTCGGCATTCATAGTTGCATTCCTTTAAATTTTAAAGGAACTTTATATCCAACCTCACATTCATTACTATCTGAAAAATATTCAGGCAGCTTACCGTCTTTAACATAAGCCCAAAGCCTGTGAGTTAAGCCTTCATCGTCATTGCCTTCATTTCTTACAAGGCATAAACGCTGGTTATCTTCAAGCGTTGGGACTTCTTCAATGGTATCATAGAAACTGCTATCTTCTATATCCCCAAATTCGTCAATAGTCTCAACTGACCATTCATAAAATACTTTGTTTGGCATAATATTTATCGTTTGTTTACACAAAGATACGGAAACTTTTTGGTTTCACCAAATTTATTTTTAAGAGAGATGCTCCGCAGCTTCAAAAAACAAATACAAACCCAGCTTTATATCAGTAAAACTCATATCTCTAATCATCTTTTAGTTCTTAATCCGGTCTGGCGAATCACAGAATATCTGCACTTCGCCAAGCCCTGTTCGTTATGCCCCATTGCTGGCTGCATAAACGCTATTCAGCTTTAGAACGACTTCGTGACTAGGCTTTTTAATCTTTCCTCTTTCTAATTGCGATAAGTAAGCATTAGATATTCCAGTCAACTTCTCAACGTCACGAAGTGTCATACCTGCCTTTGCCCGCATCAACTTGAAATCCCGCAACGATGGCATAACATTGCATTGCCGCAATTTGGCTTCATACCATCGCACAGCGTGAATAAAGCTCACCCTTGCAACGTCCTGCTCTTCTTTAGTATTCCAAGCGGCTGCATAGCTACGAGCCACAGTAAGTAATTCTTCATCAGTAATATTCATAAGACTTTTTATTTTCAAGTGCCAAACTACAGCAATGCTTCAACGTAAGGCAAAATTTGCCACTACACAGCCCTTTCTGCACACGGGGCATCGCTGTTATTCATAACCATTTATCACTGGTACAAAGTGGCCCATCCCTGTTTTTGGTTTGAACATCATTTTAGTTGGTATATATTCCAGTTCTATATGAATGTTTGCGGGGCCATTTCTCCATTTTCGTACAATTAAATCCCTTTCATTTTCTGTACTAAATCCTGTGACAGAATTTTCGGTAATGCCAGTTAAAAAATCACTATGCAGAAACATAATGACATCTGCATCTTGCTCCAAACTACCGCTTTCCCGCAGGTCGTAAGGCATAGGGTAGCGATCTTGCCCCTTTCGCTTAGTAACCTCACGACTTAACTGTGCTAAGGCTATAACAGGTATTTGATACTCTTTTGCCATTAATTTTAAACCCCTGCTGATGGCTGATACCTCTTGCTCCCGATTGCTGTTTTTTTTATTATCTGGCTCTACAAGCTGCAGGTAATCTACAATAATCATATCTACTCCGTAGCGGTGCTTTAAAATGGCGGCCTTGGCTTTTATATCGTGAATATTTACGCCTGTCTTATCAGAAATAAATATGGGAAGCCTGGCGGTGCTTTGGCTGACTTTGTTGTAAAAGTTTTGACGCTCCCGCTCATCTTTAATCAACCCCCTGAAAATGACATTAAAATCAGTTTGGGTGTCAATGCTGGCAATTCTGGCCGCCACCTCTGCATTACTCATTTCAAGCGATATGAAACCCACCTTTTTACCAGCCCTTGCGTTTGTGATAGCAAGTTGACCTGCGTAAGCAGATTTACCCACCGATGGCCTTGCGCCAAACACTATAAAATTGCCGGGGAAAAAGCCGCCAGTTTTTTTATCAAGTTCAGGGATCATAGTTGTAATACCCATACCCCTTGCCTGTTCCATCATTTCCTGATGCTTTAACAGGTTTACAACACTCACTTCCATGTCCTGCCAGTCTTGGTTTGAATCACCACTGGCAAGTTGGGTAAGTTTTTCATTGATTTGTTTAATAACCTCAAACCGGTTAGCATCTTCACTAAACCCTGACCGTGTTAATTTAATCAACTCCCGCTCTTTCCACATTTCCTGCAGAATTTTAGCATGGTATTCAAGGTGTGCGGTGCTTACAACGTTGTTGATAAGCAGTGTGCAATAGTATGCTGTGTTGTGCTCAGCCAATAATTCCAGTTTTTTCTTTCTGATAAGCACATCAACAACGGTTAACAGGTCAATAGGGAGCGAATGGTCAAACATGTTTTTAATAGCCCACCACACCCATCCGTTGGCTTCTGAGTAAAACATTTCCTGCGTTAAAAAACCGTAGACTCTTCCCACTGCTGTTTTTTCAAGCAGGCAGGCACCAAGAACGGCGGCTTCTAAATCAGGCGAATAGTGGATGTTTTTTTGATACATTACGAAATTTTTCTAAGTGGAACAGTGGTTATTTGTGGTTTTTCAAATTTGATATTTGAGGCCCATCTGTTACATAATGCTGCAAGGTTTTCAATTTTTTTGCCTTCGTATGCGCTTATCATTTTCCCTACTTCCAGCCTTAAATCTGCATCCGGAATAAATACAGGGGCAGCCCTGCGCAAGTATTCAAATGCTTTTTGCTCGTCTATTTCTTTGTCTTTTACTTTATCTTCTTCTTTTTCTTTACCCCCATTTATGGGGGATAGATGCCCCATAAGGTTGTATTTTTTAAGTATAGAAGAAACCGGTTTGTACATTTTGTTTTTAACAGTTAGTTCCCCATATTGAAACGTAATAAAGTCTGGGATGAACCACATATTACCCCCGTTTATAACAAACACTTTTTCTCCAAATGCCTTTAGTGCCTCTGTTTTATTTATTTTAATCCCAAGCCTCAATTCAGCTACTTCAATATCTACGTGCCAAACACCGGCATGGTCACAATCGTCAAGTATAAACAACCAAAACAACTTTAGGTGCGGTGTTAATGATTTGATAAAAGGCTTTTTCCACTTATCACAGTCTGTCATTCTTTTTGCCATTCTGTTGTTTTTATCAGCTTACAATCAATTCAATTCCTTCCTGTATGAATTTTTCACAGTTGCGCTCCCAATAAGTAGCGGGTGTTCTGTGTGCTTTTTTATTTGTAACCTTCCTGGTGCCAATGTTGATGATGTAAAAATCTTTAGCAATACCGGCTACAACACCGCCCCACGCACGACCATGAGCGGGTAATTCAAACTCTACCTGTGCTGCATAGCTTCTTATATCCTCCGTCATAAACCGCTTGTGAAGGGGCAGGAATTGTTTTAGGATAAACTTCCTGGCTTTATCACTCCAACCTGGAGTAACAGCGTTTGCGTGGTCTATCGCCTGCTGCATACCATGCTCTTTCAGCCTTTCTCCTTCGGCTATTTCATCAAGTATTGATTTTTGAACGTAGCTCATTTTGTTTCTTTTGGAATATACGGTTCAACTAATCTTTCTTTTATTACTTCACAATCTGTAGGATACACAAACTGACAAGGGTTTACCTCAAATACCACATATCCTGTTTCAGTTGCTGGGTTGTACCCTTTTACCTTTAATTCGGCTTCATACTCAGCGTTTTTTTTATTGGCATACCAAATACCCGTTTTCTTGGTTGATGTGATACGGATGGTGTATATTTTTTTCATTAGGATGTTTGGTTTTTCTCCACCTGAATAGTTTCCCCTCTGTGAATGGCCATACACACGTTTTCTATCATACTCTGTTGCTCAGGGTTCATTCGTCTTACCATTTCCTTTATTTGTTCTACAGTAAACGGGTCTGCTTCTGTAACCTGCTGCTCAAACTTTTCAAATTTTTCTTTGCTGAAAATGTTTTTAAACCTGTTGAGCGCAAAACTGCTGTCTGCTGCTGCTCCGGTGCACACGGAGCGAACAAAATGCGGGAACGTATAGTCTGAGGCTAAATCACGAAACAGAAGTCTTGCTGCCGCTAAGTGCTTACAGGCATCATATAGCATAGAAGCCTGTGTGGGTGTTGGTTGATATTTCAATTTTGTTGATTGCATTTCTTTGTTTTTAATTCCATGCTGTTCTAACCGCATCCCGTTCTTCCTGATTAGTGCGCTTATCCCATCCGGTTACTTTCTTAAACAAATCAGCATCCCATTTTTTAGTTTCAGGCTTAATGAGCTTATAGGGTACGTTGTTTTCTTTACACCATTCTTCAAAGAGTTTACCTATTGCTTCGTTGTGGCCAACGTTTTTGCCAATTTTACCAGCAACACTTTTGTTGGCTGCAAAGTGATGGATTGACTTATTTAACCAACCGGCTTCAATACAAATAAGCAAAGATGTTCCTGGTAACTGCGCCAGTTTTGTTTGAACTTCCAATCTTTCAATTAACCGAAAGAAGGGTAGTGTCTCCAACTCCTCAATTACCCACCCGTTTTTGAACGGTGTTTTAGTGAGGACGCAGAACCCAGAGGCTTTTAAATCCGGGTCAACACCGATACGTACCAGAGTTTTACTCATGCAAAAAAAATAAGCTGCCTACTTTGTTTCAGCAGCTTTTAAGTTGTTATTTGTTAATAATTACAAGGCCATCACAAGACTGTAACTCCGTGTTGAAAATATCATCAATCTGTGATTCCATGGCTTCTTTGAGGCCAACAGATTCAAGCCAGAACTGCACATCACCATTTACCACATCAAAGCATATTTCAACTGTAATGTTTTGTGGAGAAAATCCTTTGTAGATAGGAATGGTAATACCAAACTCTTTAACAAGCCCGCCATCATCAACCGTTTTTACATCATGCAGGCTTCTTTTGTTACCCTGGTTATCTCTTTCCTGCTGAATTTCTGTTTCGCTTTTAATACGAAGTTTTGAAAGACCCAGTAAAACCTGTGCATGTTGATTTTTGTCGGGAAAAAATAAGCGGTTGAAGCGCAACAGGTCAAGTAGTTGCTTGCGGCTGAACTTTGTAACCGTGTTTATGCCAAACTGTTTCAACTCTTCTGATTGTTCGAGTTTTGCAGTAACAGAGGCGCCGTAATAATTTTCCGGGTCAAGCTGCAGTGTAATTGTTCTGCTGTGCTTATCAACTGTTACGATCGCTTTGTTTTCATCAATAAACTGCGAACCGTGTCCTTTTTGTCGTTTTTTGATAAATGCAGATACGGAGCGAATGTCACCAATAATTTTAATGATGTTGGGTTCTCTCAGCGGCAGCGGTTCAACCGCATTGCCCTCACGAATGATTAATTCGCCATTCGTGTTTTCGATTTTCAATTCAAGTTTTTCCATTACTGATTAACTGCTTTTGAGAGTGAAAAAATAGTTCCTTGCTTTTCTTCGGGACGGAGGCGGCGGGAGCCCACGAGGAAGCCATCAGAATCGTATGTTTCCATCATTCCGTCATCGTGGTTTGCCATGTGAAACAGGGTGCCGGTTACCTCTGTTTGTTTGGTTTTAATTTCTGTAAGCAAGGTTTTGTTGATTGTTTTAAGAGGATCCATTTTTAGCTTAAAATCATCTTTCACCTCTTTCAGCTCATCTTCAAACTTGTTTAGCCGGATGCAGTTATCGGCCAAGTCTTCACGCCTTGCTGCCAGTTCTTCCGGCGTAAGTGTTTTTTGATACGTGGTTTGCTCCACCTTTGATGCGTTTTCCTGCATGAGAACGTATCGTTCTTTTTGTGATAGTTCTGGCATGAATTGTTTTGCCATGATTTATTTTTTAATTGTTATGAAATGATTTGTTAGTTAAACATTACAAGTGGCGCTCCCGGTGGAGCAATATCAATTCCTAAATACTCTTTTGCCCATGTGATAATTTCATCAGCTTTTGCCGCAAAATCCATTTTATCCTGAGCGCTGGTGCTTTCTATGATTTCAATTTCCTCAACTCCGTTGCTGATTTTTTTCTTAAAAAACAGCGCCTTCAAAACCAGTTTTGCATCATCGTTTGTTTTTACATCTGTGTAACCTGCGTCATACAAAGCAGTTTTTACAATTGGAAGTATGGCATGTAGCCATGCGTTTTGGCTGAGTGTTCTTTTTTGCTTACGCTTTATTTCTACCTGGTAGGTGCCATCTTCTGCCGCCGCCCAATAATCTTTTAGAGATTGAGTGTTGGTGAAACCTCCGTTGCGTTTGTGTATGTAGAACACGTTACTCATTATCCATATATTGTTGATACCTCCTTTCTCTTTCTTCGTCCTGCTTCAAAAACTGCTGATACCTTTCTTCGCCTATTTCTTTTCTAAACTCCTGCTCCCATCTTAGCTTTTGAATCCAAACAGGAACGTGTTGTTTTCTTTTACTGCTGGGAACGGGTTCAATTGCTAATGAAGGGTCGTCCTGTATGGCTTTCCAGTAAGAGTAGCTCATGCGGGTTGTTTTGCGGATTCAAACGTTGCCTTTTTTGCATCCTTAGCCTGTACAATAGCCGGGTATTTAATGGCCATTGTTTTAGCTTCTGTAAATACTTTTTTAAGTTCTTCCTCTGTTGTACAGTTGTTGATAGATTGAATCCATTGCTGCACGGCTTCTTCATCTTCTTTTTGCTGATCTACCCCGTTTTCGCACCAGTTCTTTATCAACCCTCCCGTTTCCTCTGTAATTATAAACGGCTGCTTATCCATAAACAATCCCGTCCTGTCTTTGCTTGCGGTGCAGTAGTGTGATGTTTCAAGGTTAAAGTTTATGGTTACTTCATATTCAAATCCTTCACGGGTAACTTCTTTAAGGCCTACTTTTACAACCTGTGTTTTATTGCCCTCTTTAACCATGTCGTAATCCTGCTTTCTTCTTACTGTTGTTATTACGTGGCACTTGCTTTGAAGTATTGCATCAATAAAGGCCTGATGTCTTGGTGTAACTTTAGCCCATGCTGTGTAAGAATTTTTTGAAGTGCTTGCTTGGGTTACCTGGTCGGCTATTTCAAGGCACCCGCCCTTACCATCCCATTCATGCGTAATGCTATCAATGATTATACACTCCATGCCAGCATCTTCGCACGTTTTGATAGCTTGAATATATCTTTCCGGAGAAAACGGAGCAGACAATTCAACAGTATTAAAATCGCCTAAATTAGAATAAAGGGAGGCGCTGCCATTTTCTGTATCAATTACAGCTATTTTGTTCCAGTCTCCAACCAGCCCTTTTGCAAGTTTTAATGCGCTGTATGTTTTACCCCCGCCAGATACGGCAGAAAGACCGAGCCTTAGTTTTACTTTTTTACGTGTTGCTTTTTGTAGTTGCATATAATTTTTTGTTTTACGCTGCTTTGTTTATTTGTTGCTGGTTGAAAATTTCTTGTGCTAACATTTGACAATGTTCAATAACACCCATCCAGTCGCTTATCAAAGAAAGATCGGGTGCCAGCCCTCCTATGTGTACGCCTATTGTATTTGTTTCTGGAATGATTGCACAAGTTGCTTTTACGGTTACGGAATATTCTGCCCCTGCTATTTTTTTTAAGAAAAAAGCCGGAATGTTGTAATCAAATGAACAAACTACTTTACTCATGTTTTTTTATTTGATCTACATGTTTTGGTTCGTAGTGATTGCCCACCCATGCTGTTAACCTGGCCGCATCTTCCCACATAGAGAATGTACAGGCCTCTTCTTTTTTACTTGTATCGAGCGGTACGTGTTCTGCAAACTCACAGAACAGTTCCCCAGTTTTTGTATTGAGCAGGTACCACATCATTTTCTCCTTGTTTTTACTCCTGCGGGTATCACCGTTTTATCAGGATTGTTTTGATCAATGGACGGTTCAAAATTTGGTTTTGGGTTGGCGGCGTAAAACTCTGCAGGATGGTATGACCTCCCGTTTAAGTTTATCAAACCACCAACAACGCTTACTGGCTGCTGCTGCCATGCGTTTTTAGCTTCTAAATACTCTGAAATGTTGTTGTAGATCATCTTTTTTTATTAAGGGCGGCTACTTAATTCACCGCCCTTTGGGTTGCTAATTCGGGTTCATTGCTACTATTCTTTAACCCCCTCTATTGGCTTCGGCTGTCCCTGCTTTTTTTCACGGTCTCAAACAGCGTTGACCGTACCGTATTGTTCGTAGCATCTGCTGTAGTTACTTCGTTACTTTAATCTTATACGTTTGTGCCCTCCCGCCAATAAATACTAATTAAAGAACATGAACCCCTCTCTGTATGGTTGTGGAGAAGGTTGGTATCGAACCAACATCTAAGGATTTTCAGTCCTCCGCATAGACCAACTTTGCTACTTCTCCGTGTTGGCGCTTCAGGTTGATTGGTGCAAGGAGTTATGAAGTGGGACATAACACCGGCCTGAACCCTATACTGCACGAACGCCAATTATTTCAAATAACTTTTTTCAATTAAGGCCGCTGAGTAGAAACCCTGCGGCGTACGATTTTGCTTGCCATATGAATCATCAAAAAAAATGTTCAATATCATCACTTCGGTTTATTGGAGTGTTCACCGCCCAAAGAGCAAGCCCAACAAGTAAAAGAAGCGCCACAGCAAAACATGCAAATGCAATAATCAAAGTGTTCATATCAATATTTTTAAGTTTAAAAGATGCCAGGCTAAGAGTAGCCCGGCCAGCCTACCTATGCTTTGGGTATGTACCCAAATCTTTCTACTCTTTTGTAAGGGTCGTAATTATGGTTTTTCCTTAACCCAAATATTTTAATAAGCCACCGCATTCATTCTGTTTTTAAAGTAAACGCTTGCCAATTCCTGTATATCTTGTTTAACTGCCGCCCAATCAATAACTGCCGCCACATCATCCATTGTGGTTTCTTTATCAATTGTAATAAAGTGCCCACCTATTTGCTGAGTTACCTTTACGTTGATAAAGCAATCCGGCCTTTTGTTAAGGGTGTAGTCTGCCGGTACGTTGTAGGTGAATTGATATATCATATAATCTATTGTTTGAAAAGATTAAAGCTCATGCCAACGGTTGCGGTTACGAAACGTGGTGAGTAGTTGCCGGAGACAAAGAAGGTTCCACGGTCATAGTGCATGAAGTGATAAGCACCACCTATGCTCCACGTTTTACTGTTCATTTCTTTGTTTTCGTTAGATTTATGAACCCACACATATCCGGCATACAAATGCAGCCTGTTTCCTAAAATGTAACCTGCACGGGCATTAAATAATGATGGCTGGCTGTTATCAATCATTGATATGTACCCAGCACTCATAGTTACATTGTTAGTGCGGATGCCAACCTGCAGTTCTCCGCTCAAATATTTACCCGTCATGCCGGGCCCAAACGATGTGTACAAATGCTGCCCTTGTGATGTAAGGCAAAACAGCAAAAGAAAAAGAGAAATGAAATTTTTCATATAGCAAGTGTTTGTTTAATACTGATCGTTTATTTGGTTTTCAATAGCTGCTTCCAGCTTTTGTTCAAACGTTTTTATTTCACGCTCAATAATACTGTTGCCATCAACAAACAGCCTTTTACTGGTGCCAAACATTATTTTACGCCACAGTTCAGAAGCCGTAAGCTCATCATCCACGTTGTGTGTTGTTTCCTGTATGTTTTGGTTTTGATTCATCGGACTTTAAATAGCTGTTTATGATTTGCTGATGAACTATTGTTTTCAAAAAATCAACCAACTCATAGTGTTTTGCTGTAGGAGTAAACTTCCCGCTTTGTGGTATTGACAAAGCCTTATCCATGTTGTAAATTTGTTATCCCGATTACTTCTTCTACTAACTCGTCCGGGTTCCTGCCCATGTGATTTGCCACCAGTGTAACTACTGAGTATTGATTAAGTGTTGCTGTGTTTCTGTTGATTGCAGACAATAAAGAACCGGGTTCAATACCCATTTCTTTTGAAACCTCTGCAAAACAGTCGGCATCTCCCTTTATGAAATCCAACGCCTCACTTGTAAACCTCTTTGCCATAAATGATTGTTTTATTATATTGCTGCATTAGCGAAATGCTATACAAATATAGAGGTCAATATTTACTCAACAAGGGTCAATATTTCCTTTAACAAAATTTTAACAAATGGACGGCGCAATATTTCATGCGTTTGTTGAATCGAAAGATTTGGTAAAAAAAGACTTGGCTACTGAGCTTGGGATGTCAAAGCAAAATCTTTTTCAGTTGTTCAAAAGCAAAGACTTTGAACCTGAAACCATTATAAAAATTGAAAACAGATTTAAGAAGAAATGGGAAGCAATAAAAAAAGAAGTAAATATTGACTTAAACTCAGAAGCGCTTGGTCAAGTATTGACAAATGTAGAAACAACTTATTTGACACGCCGAAGAAACCTAAAGAATGGAAATCAATCACCTGTGCCTATGTATGGAAGTTTCAGCACTTTGGGAAATATTGAGGTTTTTGATGATGATAAAAACCGTCACAAAGTAGTTGCCCAATTACCATCAGAAGTATTTCCCGGATGTGATTTTGCAGAAAAAGCAAAGGGACAAAGCATGTATCCCTATATTATGAATCAAGCCGTGCTGGTTGGTAAAACCTGTACAATGGACGGAATTGTGTACGGAGAAATTTATACCATCAAAACGAAAAGCGGGATGGATACAACTAAATATGTTCATCCAGCTAAGCAAAAAGGATATGTTAAGTTAGTAGCATACAATAAAAACGTTCCCGATCAAGAAGTACTGATTGATGATGTGATTTTTGCTTATAGAGTACATTTCATCATAAACCCCACATAATATGAAAAAGCGCTTTTGCACATTAGTATTTATTTTATTGACTTTTTTCTATTGCAAGTCTCAAACTTTTGAATATCCTCACTGGATAGATAAGAAGGTTGATTTCATGGGCAATAAGGTAACATATAAATCAGGAGAGGCTATTGTAGATATGGTTAAAGATTGGCGTGTACAAATTTTAGGGGCTGATAACATGGCCTGTTATAACAACATTGTCATTGATGTTAAGGGAACTTACTCTGGCTCGCTTGGTTTTGGTAAAACATATTTGTTTGAGTATAGTGATCGCTATTCTTATGGATTAGGTGTTACAATAACCTATGGAAGCAAAACAGAAAAAGGCGAAAACATTACCATTATTTTTAAGTTTAAAAATGTAGCAAGCAACGAGCCTGAATCTATTACTGTAATGATTACAAAAAATGATGGTCAAGAGATTAATTTTGTTTTAAAATGATCCGTTTTGCATTCACATACGAACGACTGAGTGATGAAGGTGCTATTGATACACAAACAAAGTTGATTGAGGAATATTGCAGCCGTAATAACATCATCATCAAAGCATCTTTTACAGATGATGGTGTGAGTGGTGCCACGTTTAAGCGAAAAGGCTGGCTGCAACTGGAAGCGGCCCTTAAAAAGCAGCACAAGGAAATTGACTTTATTGTTATGCGGGATACCACCCGTTTTGGCCGTACTGACTTCATCGAATCTATGATGAAGCGGACGTACATACAGAACCAGTACGGCGTTAAAATTCTCAACCTGGATGATAACCCGGAAGTGAATGTGAATGATCTCATGGTTCGGCTGAAACAAACCTTTGAATCATTCTACGCACAGAAGCAGCGGGAAGATACCAGGGACTGGATTATTCAACGGCAAACCAGCATGAAGCGGCAGGGCTATTATCCTCACCGGGCTCCGCTCGGTTACATGAACGCAAAGGATGATAAAAAGAACGGTGTTATTTGTATAGACCAAGAAAAAGCACCAGTTATTGCTGAAATGTTTAAACTGTTCGTTTCAGGTAAAGGGCAAATGGAATTGAAGGAATGGCTGAAAACAAAGGGCATACAGGTTAAGGGCCGCTCCACTGTAACCCGTATGCTGCAGAACCCTATTTATGCCGGTTACATTATGGTGCCGCCCACTACAAAATCACAAGGTTTTATTGAGAAGGGAAGGCATGAGCCGCTAATACCGAAGCCTCTTTTTGATGCGGTGCAGGTTCGGTTAAAACGCAAAAAGCCGGTACGTCATGCTGATGATGAGGTTTATTTGCGTGGTGTGTTGTACAGTGAGTTCGGAAATAAGCTGAGCAGCAGCCGGAGCCGGGGTAAGATGGGCAAACTGTATAACTACTACATTGACCCAAAACATGGCATTAATCTGAACGCTGATAAACTGCATGCTCAATTTGATGCTATATTGGAAGTGTGCACATTTGAACGGGAAGAAGCGGAGTGGATGAAAAGCCAGGTGCTTGCTACTGTATTGCAGGAAATTGAGGACGGCACTAAAAAAGCGGATGGTATCAAAAAAGACATTGCCTTGCTCAATACCCGGATTGCTGAGGTGCAAAAAAAATACCTCACTACAGAAGGTGTAAGTGTGGACGTTTACAAAGAAACGATGGCGGAGTTTAACAGCCGCAAATCTGCTTTGGAACACGAACTGAGCTCATACCAGCTCAGCCGCTCCTATTACATTGAGGTGGTGAATGACGTGTTTAACAGTCTTACCAATTTAAAACAGGTGTTTCACCAGATACCCGTTGAGCGCAAACATGACTTTGTTAATTTGATTTTTGGCGGGTTTCTGTATTATTCCCACAACTGTTTCCGAACTCCTTACCTGAGTGAACTGATCGCTTCTAAAGAGTTGATTTTAAAAGAGAAAGGGCTGCTTATTGTAGAGCAACCCTTTGTGAGATTGGAGAGTAAGTCTCCTATGTACCACGTACGGGATTCGAACCCGTGA